TACAAGTTGTTTGTATGTTTCTCCAGCCACCCCATTTAATGGTGATGGGATATGTTTTGGCCATGCGACGATTCCTTGTGGTCCCATTATTGTTAATTGTATAACTGCAGGTGATACACTATCATCTTTTGTTATTCTAAATATTCCTAACTTAAACAATTGAAAGATAATAAATCTTTCTAGAGATGAGTTTTGGGCTGCTGTTGAAAGTTCGCCTGATGTTGAACCATATGGTTTATCACTACTACAGTTAGATATAAGGGCTATACTTAAAGTATTGCTATTTACATCTAAAACATGTGCTCCTTGGTATGTGTCTGGTCTTGCGGTTAAAATTGTACCACTCCTATCTCTATTTACCAAATAATGAAAAGCTATACCAGCAAAACCTAAATCCTTATGGGTCACATTTAAAGTTCCTACTGGGTCATTACCTAATTCCACATTCCCTGTAGAATGAAGAATTATCATAGTTATCTTTCCTGTCATTGGTAAAGCTGGTGGGTTAGGTCCTGTATCTTTTTCTACTCCCTCTGGTCCAAATCCGCTAACTTGAACATCTGTCACCACTTTTCCTTTTACCCTTTCAATAAATGATTTATTAACTTTTGAAACTATGTCTTCAATATTTGGTAAGTCAAAAAATGGTGACCTAATACCAGTAAAAGATGTTTCCATATTATTAGGGCTGATATTATGTTCTACATCTGTAATTAAGTATGGTCCCGTAAACATAGGCACATAACGTAAATTAAAATACATTGTAGGTTGTATGCATGCATTTCCCATCGCATTAATTTTTGCAGTGTAAGACCTACTTCTATAAATGTTAAATAAATTTAATCCTTGTGTAGAAATTGTTTTGTCGTTAGAAGAGTCTGCTAATTGTTGTGTTAGTCTAAATGATTCAGCTGTATTTCTAAATTCGTTCTGGTCTAAAGTAACCCCTTTAAATACACCTTGATTTTGTATTCCAAAATCTACATTAAAAGCTACAACCTTGTTGCACTTTGTTGGGTCTGTGCAATTAGAAAATAAAGGATTGTCAGAAGTTCTACCTAATAGGAAAGAATCAGTATCATAACGATATATGTCCGATTGTACATTTATGTGTTGTGAAGGTTCTCCAACATACATACATAAAAATTTAGGTGAAGAATCTATATAATCTACCTCCATATGTGTACCAAATAAGGCATTAGCTTCATCACTAGTATTATATTTAGATATTTGTTCTCCATTTATATTGGTTACCCCATAAAAATTAATATAACTAGGTAATGGTAAGAAATGAAAATTATTCTCCTTTAATACTGCTCCAATAAAACCTAATAATGTTGTATTTGCATTACTTTCCATTGCTAATAATTTAAATGGTTCAACATCTATAATAGCTTTATCTCCTATATCTCTATTCGCTCTATCAAAGAATAAAAAATCCTCAAATAAAGTTTTATCACTAAATTCTTCACCCGCAACCCATTTATCATTTAATGTTTTAAAGGTTTGATATATTTCTAATTTTTGTACATCAGTTTTAAATATAGGGTCTATATCGTCTATTTGTGTTCTAACAGGTATTTTATCAAATATTGTTTTACTCTGTAGAAACACTTCATTTAGATGCACAGCCTGAGAATCGTCTAATCCACTAATTAATTGACTTATTTTTTCTTTAAACTGAGTTACAAACCCTGTAGGTTCTGGATAAGGTGTTACTGTATTTGTATTTACTACTGCACTAGATACTCTAGTAGAAGATATAGGTTCTTGCCTTATTCTTTCTGTTACATACATTCTAATTACCTTCCTAAGTAATTTAATATTTGTTTGTGTGAAATCTATATCTAAAGACACAAAAAAATCTGTTATCTCTGACCCTAAATCATTATAGTGAAGGGTTGGTAATTCTGGGTCATCAAAGAATCCAACGTGTAGGGCTAAACTAACCCATTCTGCTGGATAAGTTGCTTGAGATACTGCTACAGTAACATCAGGTGGGAGATTATTTTGGTAGGACCCAAAATTATAATAATCTTTCTCCCCACTTATGGTACGAAGTACTTTTAAATCAATATCATTTTGATTATAAAACTTAAAAGAAAGTTTTTTATTTAATAATGTTCGTAATGTAGATGAAATCTTACTATTTTGAGCTTTGGCCATATTAACACCAAAATCACTATTATTGTTAGCGGGAGTAACTGAATATTGTGGTACTACTAATAATTCTCTAACAACAGACTGAAATGTCATTCCATTAGTTGTTGTAAGATTAGACGAATTTAAACTATTGGTACTATTATCACCATTAAAATATTCTAATCCATCTAATGTATTATCAAAATTAGTTTCATTCTCACAGAAATTTAAAAAGTATTCTTCAAATTTATCTAAAATATCTGGTGAAAATATATCAAATAATTCTTCAATACTATTATAAGTTCCATTATTTAATATGGTAAAAGGACTCTGGGATAAATTATTTGGGTCTACTTTATCGATGTATTGCCATGGTTTAGGTTGTGAACGATTATCGTGTTCAAAATACCCATATTGTGACATAGGCCACAAAAATCTTACATTTCCATTATGTGTACTTTTTTTACCTAAATAATCCCCTTCTAGTTCGAATTTAAGTTGGGTTCTTTTTAATCCCCCACTAGATGGGTAAATTATGTAGTTTGGTTCCGTATACCCAGAGGTTGCGGCGTCTGCTGTTGTATCATAAAATACATTCCAAAATTCAACACTTAAGTCTTGACCACCAGTTACTGGTGGTGTTAATGTGATATCAGTATTTTTTTGTACATTTAATGCTCCTCCCACTATATATTGATTTATTTCTAGACTGGTAACTGGAAAACCGGTAATTGTAGTATTGTTGTATAATAAATCTCCAGTTACAAAATAATGTGTTAAATTAACTAATTCAGGATAAAAACCTAAATTTATTTTTGTAAATCCTCCACCTACTGGTTGTTCTGCTCCTAATGTAATACTATTATTATTGTCCCCAATATTAAGATTATATAAATAAGCTAAACTATTAGTACTAGGGTTAAACCCTTGGCCTGCATTATAATCATTCCATACATTAGCTAATGTGTCAGTTCCTGTTTGGATGTGGGTTTTATATCTATTCCATATGCTACCATATTTTAGAATCCACGCGTATGGTAACGGGTGTATGGCCGACACCTGGTTTAATGTGGCAAATATGTAATCTCCATATACACTACTCCCGTTCTCCACCTCTAATAATGCTTTGTCTCTTAAAGAGGCAAGAGGTAAAGAATTGAGGAATAAATATGCTGCATTTATATAAGGATTAGAAACATTATTAAAATCATTTAATACCCCTTCTCTAAAAGCGTTAACAAAATAAGGAGTGTTTAACATAGATACAATTTGTTTATTGTCGGGTGTTAAATTACTTTTTTCACCACCATAAGATATACTACTCTCAGTTAAAAATAATTGGTTATTGTTCAGTATTTGAGATTGTGGTTGTGAGGCATCTTCATAAAATCCTTTCCATGATGGTTTATTGTCTATTATGGTCTCATATCTAGTTACCAACATATTATCGTATGTTGTAACAAAATTAGGTAATAGTACTTTGGGGTCCGAATAAAATGGTCCAGCACCAAAACTTGCTAATTCTCCTTCTGTTTTTATTTGGGATGTGAATGTTCTTAGATTGTCTGAAACAGTTAAGCTTTTGGAGATATTATATAAGTCTTGAAAGGAACCGATAGATGCTCCACCCGCTAAATTTCTCTTTACCCAAGGTATTGAATTTCCGTTTATTCCTTCACTAGAATTAAAATCTCTAAAGGGAAATGTGTCTACTATTAAATTATCTGTATCATTCTTAGGATAATTTAAATATTCTTTTAGTCTAAGAATTGCTTTATCTGTAGCTGTGTCCTCATTACCATAATTAGTACTTATTAAATCGATAAAAGGATAAAAAGATGCTCGTGCATCATTAATCATCGTTCGAATATAGGGTGTATTTATCTCATCTCTAAGAAGTAATTGCCATTTAGTAAGAGGGGCAAGACTTTGTAAGAAACTCTGGTTATTACCTTCATAACCAGTAGTGGAAAAACTATTATATTCTAATGTTTGGTTTTTTAATTGTTCTTGTAAATCAAATGACCCTGATGTTTTAGTTTTCATATCCACACACTCAATAGTAGCCATAGCTTGAAGGGTTGGGTAACTGGTATTATCCATGAATCTTGTATAAATTCCAGAATAAAAGGTGTGGAGTACCGACCTATCCCATAGTTCGTAATAAAAAGGAACATAGCTAGTATCAGCATAAAGTGAATTTTCTTGAAAATCTGCAGCACTTACTGGTGACCATTCTTCTCCAATAGCGGAGTTTTCCCCACTTATTTGAGGGAATCTTTCTCTTATAGTCATAGAACGAAGATATTCTTCCACAAACTCTACTTCAGGCCACACATCTGGTATATAAGCTTTTGTTTTAGTGGTAACTGATGACGCTCCTGGGTAAGTAGAAACAAAAGTTTGTCCACCATGTTCATTATCTTCTCTAATATAATAAGCTGGCCAAGGATAAACAAATTGGTCTTCTTGTAGTTGTGCGTCGGGAGCGCCTGAACCTTTTAAAGCATTAAGTCTGTCATCGTTTTCTCTTAATGACATAGACTTTAAATGTGTTTCATTCATTAATCTTAAAAAGGTATCTGCACCTCCTAGAATAACAGCAAATAAATTTCTTATTGTTGGTCTAAATCCTAAACCTTCATTACCACTTACAACTCTATTTATAATTCCTGATAGGTTTTTTTCTATTTTTATCTTCTTTTGATTAAATTTAGTTTGTATAGCCCCTATTTTTTCCTCGAACCCATTTCTAGGACCTTTAAATATAAACCATTCCTCTGTAGTCGCAGGCATTCCTTCAACTTTCTCAGCAATAAAATACTCATATTTTATATCAACAGGAATAAATTCTTCCTTATCCTCCCCAAAGGTTTTGTTATTTAATAACCCCTCATTACCTTCTTTAATGTATTTCTTAAGGGAATCAATAGCTTCTTGTTTTTTATCTTCATTTTCTGCTACTGATTTTTTCCACGTGTAAAACATATAATCAGTACCACCTCTATCTACGTATACAGCATTTTGTGTGGTATCCATAAATCTATTTCTCCAGCCCCCAGCACCTAATATCCTTGTGGTGTATTGGTCTAAGTATTTTGAATAGGAGTCTATATCGTCTAAAGCATCTAAATTGTAATTTTGTAAAGCATTCTCTATTGCTGTTTCTAAATTACTGATTTTTATTACCAATTCTCTAACGGTCATATCTTTGAAGTTTTCGTCTATTAATCCTTTTCGTCTATAGATGTTGAATACTTCATGTTGTATTTGAGCTCCTCGTGTGGTGGTAATTTTTGTAATTCCCTCATCTTCACTATTACTTTCATATTGTCTTGGGTACATATATGGTGCATTCATAATTTCTTGAATGGTGATATCCGCTAATAATGCAGAAACCCTACCTATAAAATTACAACTAACATTGTAATTACCTGAAGCAGGGTCAAAGTTTGCATTAAACTTATGCATCATTAATTGATATCGTACAGCTTTTCCATAAAATCCTTTAACGGTTAACATAAAGAGAGGATATGGTAGTTGAAAGAAGGCTGCGTAGGGTGAATTTTGTCCTTGTTCAAATAAAGTCTTCCCTCTTACGTCTACAAAATTAATGGTAACTGTAGGTATATAAGCAGAGTTTAAACTTATTTGTATGTTTTCAATTCCAAAAGATTCTGGGTCTCTTTTATTAATTATTGTTTCTTGTGGGTAGTCTTTACCTGTTAATGCGTCGGTTTTAGTGGAATTTACTTTTTGGTTGAATGGTCCTTCTTCGTCTCCCCCACCAGTCATTGTATCAGTCCAATCCGTGGTTAAATAATCTTTACCCCCTGGTTTCATAAAATTAATATCACCTTCAAAAATATCAACAAGAGCTTCAGTTTCTACACCAGCTCCACTAATTACCTTACTTCTAGGCACAACCCTTGCTTGTAAGTTAACATACATAGTAAGGTTTTCGTGTTTTACTAGTCGTTCTTGTGGTTCGTCATTAACTAATATTTTATTTGGGTCTACTAATACTACATTTTGTTCTGCAAACTCTACTAAAATATTTTCTGTTCCGGTTATCTCATTTGCCATAATAGAAGAAATAATTATCTGCCCTTTGTTTATAATCTTGTAGTGAAGCTATTAAAGGATAGGGCACAGTCAATAGTCTACCATCTGGAATGTCCCATTCTATACTCCCAATACCAGGATTAGCTTCCATTATTAACCAACCAAAATAGGGTGAATTATAATAAAGTTGGCTAAGTTTGTCCAATCTAGATTTACCTACTTTATAAATTACTTTTTTATCGCTAGGCTTAGAAGGTAATCCTAAAAATGGTACTGTTATGTTTTCTCCATTAATAGTAAACTGTTTATATCTATTATAATACTGTGACATATCTATTCTCTATTAAATTTCCAATTAAAATTATTATCTGGATTATTACTTTTATAACTTAACGCTAGTAAATTAGTTTCACACGCAGCAACAAATGGACCTACTGTTTTTTCATAATACACCTTTCTTTCTTTATCTAGTGATATGAACTCTGTTGTTAAGTTATCTCCAACTGTAGTTAATCCTTCAGTTATTGTTCCCTCTTCGGAAACAAATCTATCTTTTACTTGTTTAGTTATTGCTTGAAGATTTTTAAGATAGTAATCTTCGTTTTTAACAAAAGCAATACTTAAATTTTTTCTTGCGTTGACCCACCAGATTTCGTCCATCTCCATATTTAATTTTTCGTATATTTCAGTCCATAAGGTGCCTGTAGTGTTATTTAAATTAAAGACATCTTGATAATAATAGAAATTCTCAGTAGATTCCATATCTACAACATCTTTATCTATTATCTCTTGATTGAATATAAGGTATTCTACAGCCATCGTTGTAGGGTCTAGGGTTCCTCCGGGTGCGACCTCAAAGGAGTTTGGTGAAATATATTTTCCTATCTTACTTAAACTACCGGATTCACTAGGATTTAAACTACTAGATGCGTTTTCACATGGTAACTCATTTATTGTACAAGCTACACCCGCATCTCCATTTAATGTGTCAACATAATAATTTAATGTATTAATCATATAGGAATAATCATTACCTAGTTCTTGTAATGTGTCGGTAGGTGGTGTAGTTTGTTGAGCAGAAGAAGTATGTATTTCAGTTAATCCAGTAAGAGCAAATGAAACTGGTTTTGCAGTTGATACATATCCATCACATGAGAATGCTACAGTATTAAGTCTCTCAATAAAAGGACTTAATTCCACAACTTTTTCACCTAAATTAGTTGCTACTTCTTCTAATTCATTAGTTATTGCATCTCTAGATTCTTCTAATTTTTGTTTTAAAAATCTTCTTAATTTTCTTTTTCTTGCATTAGTTGGGAATGCCTCTATAATATGTTTTTGCTGAATGTACGTATTGTCATTTTTTATCTCGTTTTCACACCAATCATATAACGCATTAATTCTAGTAGAAACGTCTACGGGTTGACCTAACAATTTACCTGGTACATTTGCAAATGAGTTTGGTGTGGTCGGATAATAATATTGGCCTTCTGTCCATTGTCTTTCAGCCATCACTAACTGAAGTAGCCCATAATTTCTACTTGTCAATAATAACTCTAATTCAGATAATGTGCCGGTTATATATACACCATTTTGTTGAAGATAATCATTAAATACTGTTTTATATGTAATAAATCCAGTTTCACCAGATGCCGTCGTCTGGGCAGTCGTTCTATCTCCAATGGTCTGACCATCATTTGCTGAAGTGTCTAAATCATCTGTTTTTGCTGCCTCATCTTCTAAATCTGCTCCTACTTGATTTATAAGGTCTTGATTTTCTTGTAACCATTTTTGTTCGTCAGGGTCATCATCAGTAACCGTATATACTGCTCTAGAATCATACATTTCAGTATTACCATAAAAGTTAAAGGATAATGCATTTTGTAATCTTTCTACTGGACCTTTAAGTCCTTGACCTCCAACATAATTAAAAACAATATTTATAGATGCTATCATTGGTTGTACTCCAATACCTTCTGGATTAAAATCTAATAAATTATCATCATAACTGATAGAAAGATTTTGTATTATAATTTTTGTATGATAAAAGTCACCAATTCTTAACACACATACTGGAGGTGCTCCAAATGATGTGTTTTTTGCATCTGTTTCATAATCTAATTCCCCTGTTCCCTTCTTTGTAGGAATAGTCGAACCGGGTCTTACACATTGATTTAAAAATGTAAGTCTACTATTTAAACCTTCTGGTGTTATTGCGTGAAAAGCTGGGTGAAAATACTTAAACTTATCTTTAAGACTATCATAAATAAATGGGTCTTCTTCTTTTAACATATCAAAGTAATCACATTCTGTTACCATTTCCCTTAGTACTTTATTTGCGATTTCTCTTCGGGTGTTCATTTGTTTTTCAGTTTTCTTCTTTACAATAGGTGGGGTTGGGCTTGGCCTATCGTATCTCCATGTTGTTGTTGTGGGTGGTGTTGTGTAGGTCTCGGGTATATCATCACCAGGAATTGCTTCAACATCAATACCTACTATAGATACAAACCTACAATTAGCAGCAGCAGCATTATAAACTGACGCAGCTCTGTCTCCAGCGTCATCTGAAACGGTAGAAACACATTGACTTTCTCCTAATGCGGAACCTTCTGGGAATATTAAAAATCCTTTTTCTAAATAAGTTTTAAATGGTTGTTCTCCCGCTAAAGAGTAGTCTCTCATCATTTGGTAAACAGAATCTAGTCGTCTTTGGGATAGGTCAACATTATAGTCACTTGGTGCTAAATTACTAGCCCCTCCAACAAAAGTTAATGTAACTCTATTTTTTTTATCTTTTAAAGCGTTATCTACTTCAACCATAAATTTATGGAACCGGTCAGCTTCTTCACAGCATTGGGATGTGGCCTCATTAAAAAATGAAACTAATCCTTGTTTTAATGAGGAGTTAGGTTGTTGAGTTTGATAAGTATCTTGATTTGCAGTTGAATAATATACATCCGCTAAAGCGTTATATGGTGATGTAGATTTTACTAATCTAGTATTAGGGTCTGGATAATCATTTTCAAAATAAAAACTTAATGCTGGGGAAGCAAATGCAATTAAGGGTCCAGAATCGTATGGGTCTTCAATTATTTGGGGGTCAGTAGTATTAGTACCATCTGCAATTTCCGATATGGTTTCTTGGTCTACATCTACAGTATTAATAATTGTCTCAATTTCTTGTATTGTACTAACCCCTAAATTCCATTTTCTTGCTAAGTCATATATATCATATGTTTTACATCCTGCATGAAAAGAATCTATAATTCCATTAACTTCCTCATCCGTAAGTTTGTTTAATTCTCTTCTTACTAACATATTTAAAACACTAGCATGGTCAACAACTATCTTAAATCTTAAAGTACCTGTTCTATCAGTATTATTATAACTAAATATTGGTTCTGGTCTTCCTAAAAAATTATTTTGTGTCCAATTTGCTGTACTTGCTTCATCTACTTGTAAATCGTAAGGTGGAAACCACATTACTCTTCCTCCGTTTGCTCCTTTCTCACACGCAGGTAGGTCATCATAGGTAAAGCCTTTTTCTCTACTTGTTCTCCAAGCTAAGTTCTCAAGAGAGAACATATATTTTTTAGCTTTTCCATTAACTATATTACTAGACCCACTACCACCTTCATTGGTTCTCCATGGTGCAATATTTAAATTGAAAGGACTGTCTAAGACGGAATAAGTTTCTTTTCTATGATTCATTTGGGTCTTTTGTAGTCTTCCATATGTCCAATAAGGAATATCTTTAGTCCATAATCTACAATACTCTTTAGCTATTTCTACACCTTTTCCGGATGTTGGGTCTGTATTTTCATATTTTCTAACCCTAGAACCTTTAGTTAATTCTTTATAACCATCATTAAAAACTTTACTTGCTTGATTTATTGCATGACCTACATGTTTTAACCTTTTTCCTCCAACATTAGGAACTGACTCTATCATTTGTTGAGTAACGTCCATTATGCTATTATCTACATAATCGTAGTTGGTTGATTTGGTATCGTTATATTGTGGTGGTATTTCTTTATCTCCGTATACTTTAGTACCGTCTGTACTACCTTCTGGACCTTTTGTAGTCCCAGGTACAATACCTTCTTTACTTCCGTACCATGTAAACCCACCAGGAACTGTGCCTTTATTTATTATAGCTTTTCCTTTTAATCCAAACCTATAATCATTACCATCAAAATCTTTTGCAATTTCATCTGGTCCATAAACTGGTGCATAATTCTCTCCCGCATAGGTATTGTCTGGTGGACTAATCATATCACTCACCTTATTTCTATTACTTCCTACATACTGTGGTGGATTAGGGGGATAGTTACCCACTCCTAAGATTCCACCACCAACAAAATCTATAATTTCTCCAAATACCGCACCAACAGCCGTCTGTGCTTGTGCACCTTCTCCATATTGGGGTCCGTATGTATTATATCTAATATGTTTAAATAATTGAGATTTTTGTCCTCCTCCTGTATATTCTAAAAATCTTTGTGACGGTGATTGTCTTCTTCGAGGGATGCCTATTAAACTCCCTAATATACCAGTAATGTCTGATATAATTTTTCCTCCCATAGATAGTCCTCTTGGTTCCTCTAACTCAAAATAATCCCCTGGTATATAAGAAAATGGTAATCCTATTCCCGTTAAACGAGAAATAAAATCTAATCCTTTACCTACAAGTGATTTAGGTACTGTTATTTGCCAATCTCTCTCTATAATGGATTCATCCCCTCTAATAATGTCTATCGCTGTATATGGGTCTTTAAATCCTTCTAATAAGTTAACTCTACCTATTGTTTGTTGTTCTAATTCTTGTCCTATTCTATACTGAAATTCTTTTTTTAGTTGTATTGCTCCTAACTGTTGTAGAGTACTATCATCTATTAAATCAGAGTCTGTTAATAGTCCTTCTGCGGTTACCCCTAATAATATTTGACCAGGAGAATAAAGTTGTCCGATACTATTATGACTTGTAATACCACCACCTTCTGGTGCTAAAAAACTAGTTGTATAAACACCGGCATTAGTAGTATCTAAAATAATGGTGTTAATCTCGGTCATATCATCATAACCACCTACAGGCCCATATTTGTTTGCAAGGAATATTTGGTCAATAAAAAATTCGTTCATAAATTGAGTAGATGGTTGGTCTACAACCGCCATATCTCTCATTTGACTTATAACAACCGACCCTGCTTTTTCTACACCACCTGTATTAATTAATAATGTTCCTGTTGGTGTTAGTTCTTGAGCTACCCCACCTAATGGGATACTCTCAAGATTTTTGGCTAAAATCTGTTTTCTTAGATATTCCGTTGCGGAAAAACTTAATTCACTTGCCATAGGTTATATTTTATATGTAAATATTCTTATTTATCATTATTATGCCATTAGTGCACCTACACCACCACCTTTTTGTAATTCTTTATATCCTGGTTTACCATCTAACGAAGTTTCTACTAATTTATCTTTTAGCCACATTAATACTAAATTCTTATCTAATAGTTCTTTTGCATCAATATTCATATTAAGTCCTGCAGCATTTAATGTAGCGGAACCACCTAAATTAACATCCACTTTGAGTTTATTATCTCCTCTCGCTTGAGCTCCTTGTCCTCGTATTTGGCTTCTAAAATCATCAATGTCTGAAGCCCCAATCGTTCCTGCGGGTAATGCACTATTCATTTTAGTACTATCAAATGCGGCAATTATATCTGTAGATTTAGTTCTAACCCGTCCACTTGAGTTGGATATCTCCGTAACTCCTTGTGTTAGATAGTCCTCTGTGTCTGCAGTGTCAACGCCGAAATAACCTATAGCTAAGTCTATATATTGCTCCCATTTAGTTCCAAACGCTTGTTTAAATCCCTGTTCAAAACTAGTAAAGGATTCTGCCCAAGCTGCGTCCACTGCAGCCTCACTTCCTGCAGTGGGTGTTAGTGCATCTTGTAACACTTCTCTAAGTGTAACAGCAGATGCTTTCATCCCCTCCTGTATTCCCTCCATAATTGGGTGTTGTAACTTCTCTATTGTATTTTCTGCTAATGCTCCTCCCGCTGCACCTAATTCCATTTCGAACCCTAACTGACCTTTCGTAAATTGTGCTTGAATGGCCTCCAATGCGGTCATCGACCTAAACATTATTTCTTTTTCAGATTGAGCGTCCAATTCTTTTGCTCTCTCTTCGTCCCCTTTCATAGAGTCTCTTAAATCTGTAATCATGTCACCAGTTAAATCTTCTAAAGCCACAAAATCTTCTCCCGCTTCTAATTGTATCTTATATTTTCCGTCTCTGAATTCTGCCATACTTGCGGCAAACTGTTGTAGTTGTTCTGCATCTTCTGTGCCCGCGAATGCCCCTAAATTCATCTGGGACATAGCTATTGTTTCTTTTTTAGCCATTTTAACTGAGTTAACATATTCCTCGTAACCCATACCCAATTGTTCTGCCATTGCTCTCATTCTCCTCATTTCTGTAGGAGAAATTCCCATTTCACCAGTTTCTTCATTAAATGTTATGGCTGCCTCACCCGCTTCGATTATAGCGTTTTGTAAACCTTCTAAATCAGAAGTAGCCATAAACATTAATTTAAATGGGTCCGCTAAATCACCGACTGCACCACCAATAACTTGTAAATTTGCGGCTAACTCTATGGCCCCTTCAGGGTCAATTACTTTATCCATCAAAGTTTTAACACTCTGCATACTCAGACCTAGCCTTTGTGCTTGTGCTGCCATTCGGGTAAATCCTTGTACTCCGTCTTTGAAATTATAGGCATTAACCATAGACATATTGTCTGCGACAGTCCTCATGAATTTCCCAACATTGAGTCCCATACTGACCGCGACATCTCTCATTTCCATACCTTTGTCTAATGCTGCATCAACACCAACTCCCATTTTGTCAAATCCTTGGACTAATCTTGCAGTAGCATCCGCACCTAATTCTGTTGCATCAGCAAAAATAGCAAGTCTCGCTATTGTCTCATCATCTATAGATAAATTTCTTCCGATAACCTCACTTAGTGTAGATACTGCTCTTAATGTTTCCTCAAATTCTATACCGTATTCAGAAGCTATTATTGTTGCCTCGGCAATATTTTTTTGGTAGGTGGTCTGCATTGTACCTTGCATTCCCATACTCTTAACAACTGATTTTCTAATTGCCCCTTCTTTCTCTAACGCACCATTTGCTAATCGTAATAAAGCATTCAGTCGTTGTTGTCCATCTGCACCTCCGGTAACGAGATTACCTATGTCCTCGTAAAATGCTTTACTCTTTCCTAATAATAAACTTTTTGCTGTTTGTAACTCAACTTCGTGTTCTGTTCCTTTATTAAGTTTGTCTTGTAACGCAATTTGTTCCTTTAGTATCTTTTTGTTGGCTGTGTTTAGTACGTTGATTTCACTTTGTAAAATTTTACGATGTTTACTATCTTTTATCAGCTTAGCCAAAAGCTCTGCTTCTTCAGCAGCGTCTAGATAGGATGGTAACGGCATCTCAATACCAAAAAGCTTAGCTAATTTAAGGGAATATGGGTTACCTTGGTTTCCGTATTTTAAAATGGAGTTTACTCTGGCCTGATGATTAGGTTCATCTTTTCTATTAAATATCCCTAATGGGACACCTAACTCTGGATGGGATGCGAAGTAGGGTTGTCCTCCAGACAATAACTTCTCAATATATAATTGTATTAATAGCCTCAACATATCTTTCGTTTAAATATAAATATCTAACTACAGATTTCTTTTGTTTCTGGCTTTTTCGATGTTCTCTTGTTTTTGTTGAGCTTCTTGTACCATTTTATCTATAAAAAATCTACGTTCATAGACTGGCATAATTAAACAATCCTGGTAGGAAAAGTTTGCATGCTTTACTAAATAATAAATTTCCTCGAGTAGTGAAAGCCTATACTCCGAAGAAAGGGCGAAAAAAGGCGACCCCAAATGAAATTCTTGTGCTCACTTGGTTGCCGGAAGGCGCTGTAACGGTTCTTTCTAAATCTAAACCTGGTTTATTTTCTACAATGTATCTTCTTAGAGCTTGAGAATCCTTTATTGGCATTGCTTGTATACGAGTCGCTATAACTCCTAAGTCTTTTTCTCCTTCTATTTCTACTATATGTTTTTCTAGTCTTTTGGTAACTGTAGGTACTATTTGTACTCCACTATAATGTTCTTTTAGGTCTTGTAGTTCATTCTCTTCTTTACCAGTTAGAAATCTAAATTTTATTTTTTTCTTAGATGATGGTAGGGTAAAGTCAAAATTGTTGTCACTATCTGGTTTTAATTTAAACTCCTTAGTTCCAACAGTAGATAAATCGACGGTATGTGTAAAGTTAGTATTATCTTTAGAATCTACTAAGGTAATTTCATACTTTGCCCCATAAGCTGTATTTCTAAGAAATAAAAGAATAGCTTCTTTATCACATTCTAATAGTTCGTCCATTTGAAAGTCTGGTTCTAATATCTTTCTTCTTAAAAGTACGTCCACCATTTCACCGGATTGTACTAAATTCTGAGACATAATAATATTTTCGTCTGCTGCTGTTAGGTATGAAACTTTAATACTAGATTTTTTATTTTTAGAGAACATTCCTTTTGATGGTAACTCAATAACATCATAAGGTACATTACTTTGAAGGTCTTCTTGTGCGTGTACGTTTGTTGGGTTCATTTTGATTTATATTTTATACAAAGGTTCTTTATATTTTATTATATGTAAACATTTATTACTAGCATAAGTATACTTAGTAAAGAAATTTTTATGGTTATTATATACCTTGTCTGTATAAAGATAATAAGTAAGTTGGAAAAGAAAATAATAGCATATAAAAAATCCATACCTTAGATATGGATTTAATATTATATATGTAGTAATGCCTAGTTTAGTAAACTAATATACATCTATCTGGTCTTAAGGTTGCTGCGATATTTGCAATACCTTCATCACCATAAGATAAATCATTAAAGTTAACATCAGTTAAGAATGTTCCTTGTAGAATCCATTTTTCCACTACAACTCCTGTAGGGTCTAGCATCTCTAAGTCGATATCTTTTTTATAACCTGCAGCGTATCCCATTCTTCCTGTAACTGACTCTGCGTGTAATCTTGCCCATTCCATTAATGCTTGTGCTGCGGAAGGACCGATAGGGTCTCTAAATGTTACGTTAATTGTATTCCACACAAATCTACCAGCTACATATGTAGAGGTATTTAAAAAAGGAATTTCTACAGAACCAATACTAATATTAGGTCTAGATGTACTTTCCACATACCATTCATTAATTCCTAACGATGAAGGAAATCTTAATATAAACCTATTCTTTTTCTTAGGTTCGTACGGTATGGGCATTTTCATTAATAAGTCAGCCATAATTTTTTATTCTTTTTTGTAATTCTTATTCATCAATAAATATAAACAACTTTGAAAATTTCTCATTTTTTGTCTTTACTTGCTTTAATAGTTTCTATTATATATAATATAGCCGCTTTTAAATCTTAGCTTTCATAACAAATAGCTTATTAGCTTTAGTACTATCTAATGTGCTCTTTAATCTCTTTACTGCTTTTAAGTTCTTTATATCATCATCTAAAAATACAATTTCATCATAGTCATCTAATAGTCCATTTATAATTTCTGCTTTTTTATCAAAGTCCGCCACTGCGGTTAGTTTTGATGAAGTGACTGCATCATTAATAGCATAAACTAAATTTCTGTCTAATCTGTCTCCTATTGGGACTAATCTTCCTTCTTTATCTCTATACATTAACCACTCCCTTAAAGTGTCGTAGACAGCGTCCTCGTGACCTCTGGCAGTCAATATACCAATGTTATACCCTCTATTTATAAATTCATCCATCACATTAAGATTTGCAATAATAGGTTCTCCACCCATAATTGAATCTGTAATAGATTTAGGGTCTGCAAAATCTCTATAATCGTAATATTTTTTGGTTTCGTCCGTAACTTTTTCATTACGATATTCTGCTGGGGTTAATGCAACTTCCTCTTCACCAGGAAATTGTCTATAGATGTATATGTCTTCAGGTTCAACTACTGTGTCGTCTAAATCTAACAATACAAGTCTATTTAAGTTTGCAAGTTCTTTTAAAATAAATCTATTACTTATATTTTTAATCACTAATTTTTTATTTAAAATTTTCTAAGAAAGGCCATAATTCATCATCGACTAAAATTTTGGTAATGGAAGGCATCATCCATGGGGATATATTTGATAGTTTCATTCCGTTAGTTAACCAGATAATAATTTGTGAATTTTTTAATGCACTAATTTGAGCCTCTCCGAATGTACCCGCTCCCGCAGTACCATCAAAATTTATTAAATTAGTGTCACATATTTTTAACATATACAAATCTTGTACTACTATTTTGTCTCTTATTTTCTCTCTAAATACTTTAAAAGACTCATTATCTAATTCATTTGATTTCCAAGTTTTAAATAGTTTTTGGAACTCTTCGTCTTCATCTCTTACGGTTTCTGCTCTCATAGGATTAAGTATGATTGGTATTTCCAATCCTTTAAAATCCATTGTACCATTTGTAACTAATTCTAAAAGTCTATTACCTTTAACAACATGGTCTGGTCCAAAAAAGTCTTCTACTTTAGTTCTCCATGAAAGTGCATCATCCGCAAAATCTATTCCACCACCCAAATAAATTGCTCTAGGTTTAAACACTCCATCCATATCCATAGGGTCCAACACATCTATTAAATGAATAGTATCTTTCATTTCATCTGCACTTGCATTAATAAGAAAGTCAGAAGCTTTATCAGTTAGATATCTTTTTAACCATTTTTTCATTTTAGAAAAGAAACCGTCAGCTTTAAGTTCTGGTATTCCCCCATATGAAATCTCATTTAAATCATCAGATACATCCTCATCATCCCTCATTTTTCTAAATTCATCATCATAAAAATAATCTGGATTCGTCCCAGGATATTCCCTCCAATTATCTGGCCTATCATCTTCAGTAGTATTAACTAAATCATTTAAAACTTTTTTTACTTCTTCTCTTTTCTCTGGAGATAGTGATACTAGTTCATCATAAAGATTTGTTTTATCTTCTACAAATTCTCTTATAATTCTTTTGGTGTTCATTTAATAATTTGTTTTTTCTATTTTATTACCTTTTATAATATCTTTTGCAGCAGACGTTCCTAATCTAGTAGCCCCTGCGTCCATCATTCTTTCTGCATCTTCTTTACTATAAATACCACCAGAAGCCTTAACTTGCAGGGGTCCTGCGTTGGACTTCATAATACTTACAGCGTCTGTTGTTGCACCACCATGTCCACTACCTTCTGGATTAAAGAATCCTGTAGAAGTTTTAACAAAAACATTACGAGCTTTTTCAGGACCAACAGTTTCTATAACTATTTTACTAATTAATGTTGTAAGTTCAGCAATTGCTTGAGGACCTAAAGCTCCTGATTCTATAATCCACTTAACCGTTTTTCCTTCACTTATCCCTATAGCTGTTCCTTCACTCACTTCCTTCATAACCTTATCTAGGTCACCACTCAAAAAAGCTTTATAATCTACCACAAAATCCAATTCATCAACCCCGTTTTCAATTGCTTCCAAAGCTTCATCCATTTTATCACCATGTTCATTATCCCCATAAGGGAACCCTATAACGGTACCAACTAAAACATTAGCCCCTTTATTATCTATAAATTCACGTGCTGTTTTAACATATTCAGGCCTTATCATAACTAATTTCATGTCATGTTCTATTGCATCTTTAATTGTGTCGAAAACTATTCTATCAGTTTCAAACTCATTTACCCCCGCTTGTTCTGGTGTTTTTAAATATGTAGAATCTAGATAACGGGATAAATCAACGTCATCTTGTTCTTTTATCAACATTAAATCTTTTATTCTTTTTATTTGTTCATTTAACATCTAGTAATTGTTTATTTATAAATATATTTATAATATATGAAAAATTTGATTAGAAATGCACTAAGAGAAGAACTACTACTGGAAGAGAAGGTAATTGGGTTTGATTCCCCAACCAACAACTTTGTGGTGGTAGCAGGAGGTCCTGGTGCAGGAAAAAGCTTTATAACACGAAATTTAATTAATCTAGACAATGTTAAAGAATTTAATGTCGACCAAGTAAGAGTTATGACAGCAAAAAAACTATGGGGAGACGATTGGGAAGAAATGATATCTACAGAAGAAGGGTACCAAGAAATATTAAATAGAACTTATACTACATCTGACCCTAGAAACTTAACTGTAAGATTTCTTAAACAATTTTTACAACAAGAAAGAAATCAGGGAGTTAATGTTATTTATGATGCAGGTGGAGGACAACAACAAGTAATGAAAGATGTATGGAGTCTTGCAAAAGATTCGGGATTTAATACCACTTTAGTTTATGTGAGGACCCCTTTAGAATTAGCCCAAATAAGAAATGATGAACGACCTAGAAGTTTACCGGATGATATGGTAGCCCAATATCATCAAAAAGTTAAAGACAATATGAGAAATATAATACCATTATTTGATAATGTTTGGATTATAGATAACAAGGAGTTAATAAACTTGGGGGATAGACCTTCTGAGAATATAGAAAAGATAAAATAACTTAAATAGTCTTTATAATTTCCAATTTTATATTGGGATAATTTTTCATAGCTTTAGTTACCGACGTGATATGTTTATCTTTATCTTCCCAGTATTTAACATGAACACATCCTGGATATTTCTTCAGAATTTTTTTTACTCTATTTCCTTTATCACGGTCCTCATTGTCAATTAAGTAATAATCATCAAAGATATAACCAAATCTATTAAGTAGATTTATTAACGGTTCTTTAACTTCCATTCTTCTATTAGATAGTAAAATAAATACACCTTCTGGGTCATAATTTAAAGATGTTGTATAATCCTTTTTAGTTTTTACTATAGCGGTAAAATTAAGGGCGGGGTCGAGACTTTCTTTTTGGTCGAGATATTCTATCGTCTCTTCGTAGGGTAAGCCGACAATTGTGTTGTCAAAATCAAATAGGTATATGGTCATATAATATATTTTATTGTTAGTACAAAGATACTAAAAAAATCTCAAATAACCATAACAAACTTCAATATAATTTATTTGGATTATATGAAACCTTTTATTATCTTTAGAGTATAATATAATAGAAAACTAATGTATAATTATAAAATAAAGAAAATATGACTTACCTACTAATTTATTTACTTGTCTCAACTGTCGTAATGGCAGGTTTTGTTTTGTTGAACGAAAAACAATTACAGGAGAACTATCTTAAAATTGAAGAAGAGCGTAATGGTACACCATCTAATTTATGGTATAATTTTTATATATTAACCCATTTTTTAAAAGCTCCACTTTTATTTCCTTTAATATTTGTATTAATATTACGTAATGGTGGAAAGATTATATAATAAAAAAAGGTCCGAAAGGACCTTTTTTAATTTATATTTATTCAAGTTCTATCTCAGCGTATTCCTCACCAAGAGAAATCTCATCATCAATATCTTCAAGCGCTTCATCCTCTTCTACCTCTGGATAAGGTATTGGGTTACTTACCGCATCATAACTTCTAGGAGCTGTTCCTCCTGGTTTACCTGATGCCATTAATTCTGCGGTGTACGTCATAAAATTATTTAATTTAGTTAATGTGTTCATTATCTGATGTCTTGTTTTCTTATCTTTAATGAAGGTCCATGCCTTTTTAAGATTTGATACAATATTTTCTATCCCGCTAGCGGCTGAAACCCCAGGATTACGACCACCACTCCATTCTGACTGTTCTACCAGTAAATAATTTTTTCTAGCCAATCCTCTAATTCTTTCTTTAACAATAGACTTTCTTATTTCTGTAAAAGTCTCCTCAATCATTAAATCTAATTGCTCTAATTGACTTTTGTGGTATAAATCATCTACTGATTCAAAATGAGTACCATATTCGCCTCTATCTTCATGGTCTTCATCATAAGACATATCTTTTTTAAGAGCACTTCTATGACTTCTACTCATATCGTCATGTTTTAATCTGTACTCATCATGTCCTTCATCTGCACCATAATTATAAGTTTCTTCACCCTCACTATCTTCTTCAAGAGCCACACTATTAAACTTCTCTAAAGCGTCCATCGCCTTCTTTGTTTGACGTACTTTTTCTCGATTTTCTTCATTATCCTCAGCATCTCCTTCTTCTTCTATTCTTTGTTGCTTTATATTAGAATCAACACCTACAACTCTAGATTTTCTACCATCAAACTCACTTCTATCTGAATGGTCAATATCTTCATAACCTTCACCCATTTCATAATCTCTTAACTTATCCATATTTAAATAAGCCCCAATTTCATCTTCATCAAAACCTTCTGCACTTTGGTCTGCCGTATATCCTGGAGTAAACTCACCTTCTTCATAACTAGGTCGATGACCACCCCCACCTTTATCATGACTAGGTCGTCTTTCATGTCTATAATCATCAAAAATTTCCTCTTCATTGGTTACGGTCATATCAGTATAGAAATCTTCAGAATCTGCTATAGCTAGGTCTACCGGGGGAGTTAACTGTTCGTTATATTGTTTTTCCATTAATCGAGTTAATTGTTCCTCACTAACCACTATTTCTTGAGGCTGTGACCCATAAGTTTCATGAATCTTCTTGGTTTTACCTAAACCTTCTAATATATTAGACTTTTTTAAATTGATTTTCTTCATTTTTATACGTTCTCAAAAGATGCTCCTGTTGGAGTTATTAGGAATTCAACACTAATGAATTCAAGTGACCTTGTTGGTTTGATATAAATCTTACCTTCCAAGGTATTTTGGTCTATTAATTGTGGGTCATCAGATAGTACCACTCTAAAGTCTGTTAATCCTCTTTCTCTTCTAATAGAATCTAGAATTGGGTTTACTAAGTCTAAGAACTCATTTCTAACCTGTTCATCATTTTGTTCAAACAATAATCTAACAGCAACTGCCGATATAAGTTTTCTAGCCTGTAGTAATAATCTTCTAACATTAATTCTATCTAACGCGGATTCTCTAATTTGTAAAGTTTTATTACCCCAGATTACCGTACCTACATCAGAGTAGGTTGCAATTGGATTGATTCTACCTTGATAAAGGGTGTCTCTCTCATCTAGTGTAAGTTTCTTTCTTGCTTTAACAGCGTTTACAATACCCCGAGTATAACCAGCCGATGCGAACCATGGGAATGATATGTTATCCGTCAATGCTATGTTTCTCATTACCTCGTATGTTGGTGGTATGTATATTCTTACATTATTTTCTGTGTCATTATTAAGTACCCAAGGATAGTAAGTAGCCGTATAGTTAGAATCTATTCCAGTATTCTCTAAAGCTTGAACCGCGTTTAGAGGTGAAACGATACTAGCAGCATCACTCGGTGTAGCAACAAACATATTATAATCTGGTGTAGTTGCCACGTAAAGTGAATCCGCTCTATCATCCTCAATCATTTCTATAGATTCTTCTACTAAGTTACTATTATTAACATAATCAATACCTGGAGTAGCGAATATATTAATATTAACAGCTTCAGGATTAGCAAATGTGTGAATACCATCTAAATATGGATAATAATCCGTACTTGCGTCTAATGTACCGATTGGTTTGAATGAACCGTCACCAGTTGCGTTAGGGTATTCTGTAGTTGGACATGCTCCAGCTAAGTAACCACTTTGTCCTCTTCTATACGCGTCAGAATTACTTCTAGTTTTTCTATAGATATCCCAACCATCGAATCCACCATATGGTAGTACAGTGAATTTTCTTGAGTTTAATCTATAATAAGGGTCAGTAACTAAGATAGGTTCTGCTTGGAATGTAGCCTCTCCAACCACAAATTGGTTGGTTATTCCAGATGTACCACCTACAGGACAACCACAATTAATAACTGCACATAACTCACCTTGTGTATAAGTACAGGTAGCATCTTTATCCAGGTGGAACCCTTGTGTTAAACAAGGCCAGTCATTACCTGTAGGGTCTGCACATTTATCATTTGGTGCTTGTTTTCCTTTATAGTGGAAGAAATCTGGGTCGATTCCAATTGTGTCAGATATACCCAAATAAACCTGTCTTGGTTTATCTCCAGCACTAATAACTTCATTGCTTCCTCCTGATGATGTTCCAAACGGAGGATTATAAATTATTTCTCCTGGAGAATCATATTTTCTTTTATAAAGAACTGTTGGGTTCTTTCTACTAGCGTATTTTCTAAATAAGTAACCTTCAAAACCACAAGGTAACGCTGTCCAAAGAGTATCGTCCATTTCAATATCTGGATTCATTTCTAACATTGCGTATCTACTCATTAATTCATATGTACCATCTGAAGTTCCAACTTTTTTACCTATGTAACTATTCAAGGTTGGGTTCAAACTACATCTAGTGTATTTCTCTAAAACTATTGGGTTAGCGTCCGTATCATTAAAGTCTCTGATAACAAAATCAAACTCAGCTCTTTCAAAACTAAGATTAATAATTGAGAATTTAACTGCTCTATTTGCTGCATCTCCATCAGGAATTGTTATAAATCTAAATAATTGGTATACTTTGAAACCTCTTAATTCAGATACAATCCATGGTGTTACTGGTGTTTGCCATTTTTCTTGATAGAATGCGATAGTATCCGTGTTAGCTGCTTCTCTAAATGAAGGTAGTGCTTGTAAAGTACATCTTAATCCTCTTACATAACCTTTTTTCCAGAAATGAGTTAACATTTTAGGATAAGCCTCCTCAACAAAAATAGGTACTTGTGTAGTGTCCCTATCAAAGTTACCAACACCATAAACTCGTTTTATATAATTTGTAGAACTTTCATTCATTGAAACATCAAACATTCTACTTGTTCCTAATTTATCTATTACTCTCATACCAAAATCAGCAAATGGGTTGTTTAATACTTGACTCCATGTTGCCCCTGTACATACAAAAGCTACATCGGTTGCCCCGGTTACATCATAAAGTGGACCACCCGAACTTAAAGTACTTAACCCTCTCGAACGGAAAGTTGCAACTACTTGGTCATGATATTCACAAAAAGTGTCTCCACTTAGTCGACACATTGTTATTGTAGTAATACCACTATATTGTGATTGTTGAATACTTGTTCCTGTGGTTGAAATATCTATTGCTGATGTATAGGTCCCTGTTCCTCCACTTCTCGCTCCTAAAGTAAATAAAACAGAATAACCATCATATTTGTTTGTTACGGCATTATAATCAAAGAAATTATATGTCCAAGTATCGTTCTTGTCGTCACATCTATCTGAACAGTGACTACTTAATCTATCAAACACTCCCCATCCATGAGTGTGAGGGTCAGTTCCGGTAATTACACCATAAGGTATTGGTGCATTCATTTCAGGATAATTAATTGAGTTACCTGAACATACGCCAGAGTACTCTGCAAACTGGTGACAACCATATGACCATCCTAGACCTGTTCCTGATACAGCTACATCTGCTGGTGAGCCGTCTAAAGCGACTGGATGTTGTCCATTTAATTTTCCTGCTGCATATGTATAAAATGATGTTAAATCTGCTCTTAATGTAGTTGTACTTCCATTATACAATTCTATTGTGTTATCCATTCTATCACCTAAAAAAGTTGAACCCGCGATAATACTATCTATTACCGAACCACCACCTGCATTTTTTACTGTGTTAGTAGAAGCAGTAAATACTGTTGTAAATAAAGCTTCGGTTGAACAATCTTCTGTAAGGCCTGTTATGCCGTCACAACATTGTGTAACAGCACTCATTGATGGGTCTTTTACATGACATAAATGTTTTAATGTTGTACAATCTAAATCTCCTAAAGTTATTACCGACCAAGAAGGTCCTGCGTCATAACCAGAATATCCTAATACTCTTGTTACAAATAGTTGATTTGATTGTTGTAAATAAGCTTTAGCGATATACCCCAATTCGTATTTAGGTATCTGAGAGCCTACGTACTTTTCAGCACTTACACCCCCAAAATATGTGGTAAAATCACCATATGAACTTATAAAAATCGGCTCAAAAGCCGGTCCTCTTAATGCTTCTCCTGAAAGTCCTAATGTAGTAACTCCTACACTTTGTGATACGAAACTAAGGTCTTTCTCCGAAGTATACACCCCGGGGGAAACAAAAACTCTGTTAGAATTGTTAGCCATCTGTTATTATTTTAATTTTTGTTTATTAGTTTTATTTCTTAATAAATATGAATCTCTTATCGAAAAGAATTACATAAAACTAGGTATTTATGATTAAGTAGGAATAAAGTATGACTATTTTCTACCTTACGACTATGAATGATAAGAAACCCATAAAAAACCTTAAAATTAAACCTGAAATACACAAGGTGTTAAAAGACTATTGCAATAAGAATGGTTTAAAAATGTTTAAGTTTGTAGAAAAACTAATTTTAGATAAATGTATCCCTAAAAAAGACATTTATGGGGACTCATAATATGTTTCCACAAAACTCTATAGAAGCTGGGTAATATGGATTGGTTGGTGTCACCATTAAACTTAATACATCTTCATTACTAATTTCTATTATTTTGCCGTAATCTATCCCTAAGAATATTCCGTTTTGGTATACTGTGTAGGTTCCGACATTATGTTGAGCAGAAATTTGTAAATTAATAGTATAGTTATAAGTTTTAGTAACTGAATGAGTTGTAGTAATAGTATATCCCGTACTAGAAATTCCTGTACTTCCGTTAGTGCAAGTATCACCACTTTGTCCGTTATAGGTGCATCCGCTATAAAAATCCCAGGACTCACAAACTTTATCTGGATTTTCATCGCTGATACTATGAGGTCTATTCTTTTTAGTTTTAGTGTCAGTTTCAAAAACTAATAAAGACCTAGAGATAGCAGGAGTAACCTCAAACTCCTCCTCATCAATCAAAAATCCTTGCATCTGAAAAGTATAATTTTGCATATAAAATTTTCTACTTTCTAAATCTGATATTTGACTTTCATCACTTATCGTCTCAAGGATGATTGGTATATAATGACCTTTTACAAATGTATAAGCCTGTCTAGAACTAAATTTCTGTAACACAACTCTATTAAATTGATTTAATTCTCTCATTCTATTACAAACTAATCTCACATCATAAGTTATATCTATAGGAACTGGTTGTGGTATCTTATATAAATCCATTCCTTTTCTTTGGCCATCCCAAGTAGGTACTTTCGCATAGTGAAAAGTTTTTCTATTAGGTATTGTATATTGTAGGGAAGGATTAGTTCCAAATTGTACATCAGGCCTCCTAACTACGCACACAAATGGTAGAGTTATGTTCTCATCTCCGTCTACAAATTTCCATGTATTAGTAAACTCACCCCATCTCTGTGTGGTTAAAATCTGTTTAATTAGCGGAACTTCTTTTCCTTGTAATGTTATAGGAAGCTCTGCCTTTACAAAATCTAACATTCCTAAATCTAAATCCGCATGTAAAACACTTTTAGGCAAATAAGTTCCGTCCTCTGTTATAAATTCTGCTAGTTGTCTTCTTCTCTCAGGAGTGGCATACCCATTATAACCATGTGGATAATTCTGTTGGTTTCTCACCACAGGATAGATATCTAATGTTTTTTTTACTTTTTTAGGTATTGCCATTTTTATATTCCTTTAAATTCATTAGGCTGTGTTGGTACACATACTAGGGTTCTATAAAATGATTTATAACCTAATATAGTGTGAGTATTATCTGAAGTTACTTTACCATCATTTGCAACTGTATAGTAATTAACTTTATCTTCGGACTCTGCATATCCAATATAATCCCCATACCTTATATCGATAGATAATTCTTCTAAATGTTTTTTATAAACACTAACTCTAAGATTACCGGGCTCATTATATCTTGCAAGCCCTGATGCATATGAAGAATTTGCAGGTTCAGCAATTTGTACTAAAGCTTTAAACTCAACAGGAGGGAAATATCTTATTTCATCTGGTGACGCTTCCCCATACACATCATCCACATTTGTCTTCTGTCTATCAACACTATACAATACTAAGGTAAAATTTAACCAACCATGTAGCCATTCCATGCCCATTCTTTCTTGAAGACGGAAATCTTCAGAGCCAAAAAATTTATTTACCCTAGTTATTGGTATTTTTTTATCACTCATGTCCTCTTTTTATTTATAAATATCATATAAAGCCTTATATTTATGGTGTAAAAATTTATAAACTTTGGAAGTTAAGATACCTGAAAGAGAAGCGTCGGCAATCCTAGAATCATATTCTGGGGCAAATAACTATATTTTACTCATAAAAGATAAGTGTAAAAGCAAATACTATAAACTTAGTAGAAATCAAGCAGAATATATAATAAAGCATAAAAATTCTGTACCTAAGATTGCAAGAAAGTGGGTAATGATTGACACTTATTATGGAATACAGTTACAAGAAAAAAAATTACTTACAACTACACCTAAACAAATTTGGGTTGAGAAGATTTTAATAGAAAAAAACAAATCCTATCAAATATGGGGTAAGGTGGTAGAAAATGAGGAATTTTATGCTTTTTGGGTTCCAAAATCACAAATAGTCCCAACCACCAATAAAAAAATAGAAGTAGACTATTCTCCTTTTAGTCATCGTCCCCCACTACCACATCAAAAAATAGCAATAGAAAGATTATTAACTAATGAAAAATATATTTTAGCTGATGATATGGGATTAGGTAAAACTACATGTGCTGTTATTTCGTCAATTGTTCAAAAATCTAAAAAAACCTTAATTATATGCCCGGCATCACTTAAACTAAATTGGAAAAAAGAAATTGAAAATTATTTTAAAGGTACAATAGGTATTGTTGAGGGTAAAAATTGGGTTGATGATGATTATATAATTATAAATTATGATATACTAAAGAACTTCCATTCGTTAGACAATGATGAAAAAAGAGATATAATAAATAGTAAATTTGATTTAGTGATTATAGATGAAGCTCATTACATATCTAATTCCAAAGCTCAGCGTACCAAAATAGTTAACCAAATTACCAATAAAATAAAAAGTGTATGGTTGTTGTCCGGTACACCAATGACCTCTCGCCCTATTAATTATTATAATCTCTTAAAAATTGTGGGTAGTAGAGCTACTAATAATTGGGTGGGTTATGTTTTGAGATATTGTTCTGGAAGACAGTTTCGTGGACCTGGAGGGAGGAAAATATGGGATGTAAATGGAGCTTCTAATTTAGATGAACTTAGAGAACGTACTCAAAATAAAGTACTAAGAAGATTAAAGGAAGAAGTTATTGATTTACCAGATAAAATAATAACCCCACTATATCAAGAATTAAAATCAAAAGAATATGAAAAAGAAGTTGGTGAATATATTGATTGGTCCGATGACAATCAAAACCAAGGTATTGCTATCCATCTAGCTAAACTTATGAAAGTAAGACAAATAATAGCAAATGATAAGATAGATATTACATGTGAATTAATAAGCCAAGCTATTGAGCAAGAAAAGAAAGTTATTGTTTTTACTAATTTTACAGCTCCTTTAATGGCAATGCATGAGAAATTTAAAAAGAATTCGGTTGTTCTTCACGGTAGTATGAAAAAAGAAGAAAGACAACAAAGTATTGACGATTTTCAAAATAACCCAGAAATTAAAGTTTTTATAGCTAATTTAAAAGCTGGAGGTGTGGGTATTACCCTAACTGCTGCTGAGGTAGTTATTATGAATGATTTAAGTTTTGTACCTTCGGACCATTCACAAGCAGAAGATAGAGCGTTTAGAATAGGTCAGAAAAAAAACGTATCCATACTCTATCCTATATATGAAAATACCATAGAACAAATAATTTATAACATATTACAAAAGAAAAAAAATATAATAGATACTGTTATGGGAGATAATATGTCTGACAATGATATATTTCAAGAAATATTAAGTGAATTGAAGACATTATAAGATATTTATCGTTATAGAAAAATAACTATTTATAAATAAAGATATGTCAACAATAATAACAACTACCGAAAGAACCAAGCTATATACCCAATTAAAACATCAATTAGGAGCACCTATTATTGGTGTTGAGTTAGAAGACGAAATGTTGGATTCCTTATTAGAACTTTCAGTTTTAGATTACGGGATGTACGTACAAGATTGGCTTATAGAAAATCAATGGTCATCACTTTATGATATTAGTATAGACGAAGCTGATTTAACTAGAGCGTTTATGACCAGAAGTTTAGATTGGGAAACATCGTTTACTTATGCATACTCAAAAATAGTAGGGTTACAAACTGCGGGGCCTTGGGAACTTAAAAAAGACTTTGTTTCTTTAAGTGCTAATACACAAATATATCAAATTCCAGCAAATAGAGAAATTAATGAAATAATGTGGTATACTAGACCAGAATTAAATGAAATGTTAGTTGACCCATTTTTAGGTGGGTTTGGTGGTCTAGGTGGTATTGGTATGGGCGGTGGCCTTGGTGGTTGGGCTCAAATGGGAATTGTTGGTTCCTACTATATGATGCCAGCTAATGATTTATTATTAAGAATGGCAGATAGAAATATAAAAAATAGACTTATTGGTTCAGAATTAACATATAGAGTTACAGCTGGACCTAATGGTACTAAATTTCTTCATTTATATAATGTTCCTGGTGGAACATTTGATTTCGGAAGTCAAGAAATACATGATTCTAGATGTTGGTACTGGTATTACGATACTAGTAAAGATGGTAGAGACGCTTGTTTAGAAGCAAATTCTGACGTTGTTTTACTACCATCCGATGTTCCCATAGAGGCGATTAAATATGTAGACCTTAATCCCCCAGCTAGAGCATGGATTAGGAGATACTTTACTGCTTTAGCAAAAGAAACTTTAGGTAGGGTAAGAGGTAAATATAGTGGAGCTTTAAAAGTACCAGATAGTGAATTAACTATGGACTATTCTAGTTTACAAACTGAAGGTATAGATGAAAAAGCTAAACTTATAGAAGAATTAACTGGTAGACTGGAGAGACTTAGACAAGATACTATGATGGAAAGAAAAGCTAATGAAGCTGAGAATCTAAATAAGTCATTACAATATCGTCCTTTTCAGGACCCTTATAACGTAATTTAATATGGGATATCCTTATGGTGGTACAGGTTTTTATACAAGAGCCGATTTAACTAGACAAATCTATCAACGATGCCAAACCGTTGCTACATTTTCAGGCTCTTCCAACTGGGGTGACAATTTACGAGTTAACTATTTAAGTGCTGACACATATAACTTTACTGTTTCCGCTACTACAGGAACTACTGTAGTGGTAGGACTTAATCTCCAACCTAGACTTAATGGGTCATCATTACAAATTAGCCCTTATACACTACATTCTGGTAGTGGTACCGATTTAGAAATAGACCTAACCAATGGGGATGTTTTTAGAAGTTCCTCTTCAAGAAGATATAAAGAAAATATACGAAATATGGAGTTAAGCCAACTCAAAAATTTTCTTAAACTTTCAGCAAAGAGATTTACATGGAAAGGTAACCAAAGAGAAGATGTAGGATTAATAGCTGAGGAACTTCATTATTTAGGGTTACAAGATTGGGTTATATATAATGGACCACCGGCCATAGAAACTGTAGAAAGTATTAAATATAAACAACTTAGTGTAGGGTTATTAGAATTAGTTAAAGACCTATATAAGATTGTTGGCAGGGAACCTTTAGAACATATTAAAGAACCTTATGAAACTGTTAAAGATAATTCAGAAAGTGTTAAAGTAATATCTCATAATTATACAACTAACGATATTAAATATATTATAACTAAAGAAAATGAAGTTACGATAACCTTGGACCCGTCACATACTAATAGATTCTATATTAAAGCGATGACACCGACAATCATTAAACCTCATTATGGCCTTATTGATGAAGAATGGGAAGAAATAGCTATGGGAACACAAAGTAGTGTAGAATTACTGTGGGAAGGAACTTCTTGGTATATTTTATCTTCAGACGGTCTCAAGAACTCCTAAGTCAGTTAAGAAATTTTGTGGGTCTTCTCCAACCCTATTCCAAAATACCATTTCTTCGTCACTTAAAGTAAGTATTTCTTCTAAAGTATCTTGGTCCCCTTCTCTTCTAGGTTGTCCATTTATTAATTTACATTGTTTTTTAGTAAAAAATTGTATATCCTCTGGTTTCTTTACTAATAAACTATCTCTTACATCTGGTGAAAATACCACTAATAATGGTTCTATACGTTTATTGAAAACATTTACATATCTCGCGATATTATATTCCCCTTTTAATTCAGGATTATTTTGTATGTCTTCTTCTTTTACTCTATAGCACCTTAATAGGGTTTTAGACGTTCCGTCTTTTAATCTTTTATTCTGTACATCACCATGAGAAACTGCTGTTCCATTATTAACATAGTAAATAGTATCACCTAAACTAACACTTAAATTTTCTTTTAATATTAATTCCATATGTGCCATTTTCGACATAGGGTGACCTGCTTTATTTTTCTTTTTAGAACGCACAATATACTCATCAACAGTTAATTTAACCCTAGATTTATTAGCTATTTTATAGAGTGGTATATCTCTATTATATATTTTATCTATATATTCATAATAATAGTCTACAAATTCTTTTCCTTGTCCTTTTAATAAAAGTGTTAACCCTTTATCTAGAAAATCTGCTATATATTCTGAAAGTGTTTTAGACTTAATAGTATTTCCTGTTAATTTAATCTTTCCTTTATCAGTTAATAAAGCATAATTCTTTCTAGCCACATTAATACAAGCAGGCCATTGTCCATCGGTATCTAATCCCATTTCTCCTCTCATAAATAAATCATTATATTCTGCTACATCTGCTTCAGAACCAAAATACCTTTTATCCTTTATTACTAATTCATTATTACCTAATCCTATATACTCTCTAGCCTCTACATCTGTAGGACAAGAAAAATTTACCCCATCCGTATCCATTACTAAGGGGTCGTAACCTTTTTTAATAAAAAACTTAACCATTTGTCTTAAATACTGTCTAGCGGTACAGGTAACTTTTTCACCCATATCCATATCTCCCCACGGAAAAACGTGTGGTGCTGATAAAGAACCAAACATGGAATTAATAAAAATTTTAATAGGTAATTGTTTTCTACCAAAAGAAGCTGATTTTTTCTTGTCTGTAATTGAGTATTTGGACGCTAAGTTTTTATATTTAATTCTCGTGTCCCTAAAATACTTTAACATTCCTTTCATAGCGTGAGTTATATCACATTTTGGAAATACATCGTGAACTAATTGTATAGAAGGATAAAGTGAACTAAAATCCAACTTAAGAACATTTTCAGAATATCCTGTTTTTACCAATTTAGATAATCCACCAACAAAAGGTCTTTTTTCTTCTTTTATAGGTATTGCTAACCCTTTATGATAAGACCATGCACACATTAACATCTTCCATAATGTAGCGGTACCAATAGTTGACACTCTTTCGTATGTAGTAGGTACCATTGTAGACAATAAAAATGAAGCTTGATTAAATTGTTCATCTACTACCATTGTCTCGTCTAAGTCATCCCCCAAGTATCTATTTATAATTTCTTTACCTGTTATTTTTTTATATGTGTTTGGGTACCTACTTAATAAATCTTTTAATCCGTCCTCACTACATAGTTTGTATTTACCTGTTCTAGGATTAAAATAATATTCTAAATCCTCTTCATATGTCTTATAAATTTTATCTCCGGGCACATATACACGATTATTTTTATTTGCTCCTACAAATTCTGTTATGTACTTTAACCCCCAAGATTTAATATCTGAATTAATTGTTTGGGCTCTTCTAACTGCATGGGCAACATCTACGACATTATACCCCCACATTTGAGTGGAGGCATATTCTTCAATCTCTGCACCTAATTTTAATAGTGAGTCCCTCCTTCTTAATTTTACATTAGGGTTCAAAGTTTTAGACACATCTCTAATATTTAATCCCAATATTTCTGCTCTACGAATAATCCACTCCCAATCAAAAAATGAGGAGTTGTACCCCCCAATAATGGTGGGCCTTAGCTTATCGATATAATCAAAGAAATCTACAATCATTCTTCTTTCACTATCCTCATCATTAGCAAATAATACTTTCTTATTTCCTCTATTATCTGACATACCAATTAGAAAAATTGTTCCATCGTCTGGTCTAAGAGAAGTTGTCTCAATATCAAAAACAAATCTATGAATCTCATCATATTCTAAAAATCCTTTGAAGAGCCTCTTACCTCTTTGTGTTAAATATTGTTCTACAGGTGTTAGAATTATAATAGAATCTCTACTATCTTTATCCCAAGGATTTAAACCTCCTTGTGTAAAAAAAGATACAAGATTTTTATATGCTTTAGTAGTTTTTACTAAATATCTTAATCCGTTTTCTAATCTTTCATTATCTCCTGTCTCCAAAGACTCAATAATAATTCCGTGTTGGGACATAGCTTCTTTTTGTAAAGATTTACTATTCTTATAAAAGTTTTTCTTTCGTAAATCTCCCACCCAACAAAAAGGAATAAATTTATCTTTTTGTATGTATTTGCCTTTAACCGGGTCTTCTTTTATTTTATAAATGGAATTTGTTCTATAGTCGTATTCTACAGCTACTATATATTTTTCAGGGTCTGTGCCTTCTAGGAAGTTTTGTATTTCTTTGGGTGTGAGTTTCATCTTTTACTTTTAACGTTTGTACTATTAGCTTCATGTTATTTACATGAATTTTACTTAACACTACTAAAATATAAAAATAAAAAGTGTGATTGTCAATTAACAATCACAAGAACTATTGACGAAACTATCTGTTATATTAATATATAAATCTTCTCTAACAGGAACAATTAAATCACTACAATCATCTATTAATGATATATTAAATTGCCCTTGATATCTACCCACTTCACTAACATCGCTAGGTTGCCATCTGTAATAGATATAATATTCTATTGGGGAAAGAGCGTCAACATTTGTTTTTGAAACTATGCCTGCAGCTTTATTTAAAATAACAAACACACCATTTTTTGTGTCCTTCATAGAAAAAGAAATAGCTGAGTTTACCAGCTTTTGATAAAAACTATCAAAATCACTTCTACCGTCCTGTATAAGTTGCATTTTCAGGATTGGTTCAGTTGAATTTTTTCTTATAAAGAACTCCATAATTTTAACTTGGGTTAATTATGAAAAATTGTATTTTTCCTTCGGCAGCTAAATCTACATCTCCGTCACCTGAATTGTCTATTCTCACATCGAAATACCCAATATAAGCACCCGTTAACGAAGCCGTTAAATTTGCGTCGGATGGGGAATCATTTTGTATTACTGTTAAGAACACTAATGTGTCCGAACCTTTAACTTTATTATTCCTAACTCTAAAAATAGCTGATGATTGTGATGTAAGAACAGAACCTCCTGCATCATATAACCTAATTGTTCCACTACTTGAGTTTAGGCTTACTTGTTCTGCAGTACTTGCTGATTGTGTTACTGTTCTTCCTGCACCACCCGCGTGAATAAAGTCACCAGCCCAAGTGTCGCCACTTAGACCATCACCACCAAAAGACAAGTCTCTGTCAGTAGATATGTTACCTGAATCAATTGTTGTCCAAACTCCATCTTCATCACCCAAAGTTAGTGCTCCGTCGGCGATATAGGTGTTACCACTAATTACCGCTGAGCCATTTACATCAATTGAATTTAGAATTGATAGTGTTCCTGTACACGCTGAGATATTATTAACACTTAAAGTATTGTATGTTGTAGATGTTACTGTTACAGCTGAAGTTGTTGCTGTATATCCTGTTATTACTGTTCCACCACTTATACATGTACTAGTCGATGCGGTAGATATAAAAGTACATCCACTGAGATAGGTTGTTGTGACTACTGTATCCGCCCCTCTACATAAATTAAGGTCACCTATTATAGTTGTATTTCCTGTTATCACCGTAGGTGTGGCAATATGTAAGGTACCACTACATCCCGATATTTCGGAAACTGTAAGAGTTGTTGTAACTGCTGTAGTTCCTGTATTAGCTGAGGTAGCCCCTGTCCAATTCTCGTCGGTTTTAACACAACACAGATTTAAATTACCACATATATCTACATTATTACTAATAGATAATGTTCCTGTACAAGCTGAAATTTTACTAACGTATAGTGTTGGTACTGTTGTAGCTGTAGTTCCTGTCATCCCTGAGGTAATAACTGGTGGACAACCACACATGTTTAAATCACCACACATTGTAGTGGTACCACTTAATGTCATTCCTCCGCTAACTGTAATTCCTCCGTTAAATGTAACAGGACAACTAAAAGTACTAGTTGCATTTACTAATAATGTGTTAACACATGTCGTCCCTAAAACAGTATTAGCAACTACTGTATGGTCTGTTCCTACCCACACATTCCCACTAACATCTACACTTTGTTGGAAGTTATACCCTGTAGCTACGGTTAAGTTTTCTTCTAAATACGGTACTCTTAATAAGCTACCTGCTGCATTTATAACACTTAAATGTTCATTAGTGAACGGTGCTGCAGTGTCCGCACCCGCAAATAATGAAATATACCCTGAAGGTGGGGTTGTGATTGTTGATTTATTCTCTAAGTTAATTCTAAGTTTTGCCGACATGTTTTTATTCTTTATTAGTTATTTTATTCATTTTATTATACTCTATATTACGTAATGGAGACGACTACCGCCTCACCATCCAAGTTTATCTGCCCATTTATAATCCATTCATCCGCATGTATAACTTGCATGTTCGTCTTAATGCAATAAATATCATTCCAATCAACAGGAGATGGGTGTGCACCCATGGTTAACATATCCTCTAGTCGTTTGAGTCCCCCTTGTACCTGACAGCTATTGTTAATGTTAATGTGAGTTGCAAAACTCGTTTCCCCACTAAAATTAACCCAACTAAAAAACGTGGTAGGTAATGGCACGTCACCACCCTTCCAATTTTCTATTATATTTTTACATTTACAACCCATTATCTTTTATTTATAATAATTTCCATATATGACCATTTTTGAATCTATTTCATCATTTATCTTACTAATAACTATTTTGATGACATCATTTGGCCCCGCACAAAACGGGAAAGTAACAGTTTTTTCTGCTCCATGACCCATTTCACCATATATATACATCGAATAGCTTGCAATATTGTCAATAAGTGCGTTTGTAAATTTAACTCCTGACCAACCTCCTGCAGATAAATAATGGTCCAATCTATCAACAGCTAATGTAAGTACCTGATTCTCAGTATACCCTGAGGTTGGGACATTATTAATCTTACAAAAGTCTTCTACGAGCCCTGTTTCTCTACACATAATGTCAAACTCTAAAGAAATGTCTAAAGAATCCCCTTCAGTTAAATATAATACCTGACCTGGTCTACACGCATTAAAATTACAACTACAATCTAGTAAATTATATCTATCTTTATCTACTAAATAATTGTGTATTATTTCATCATTAGTTAATGGTTCTAAATAATATCTCATTTGAGATATTCCTCCATCAAAAGTGCCTGCAAAATTCTTTTCTATTAATAACCCTAAATCTTTATTATCTTGGTGGTATGGGTAACAAGTATCTCCAGATATAAAAGTTAAGCTTTCTATGAGTCCTTGTGACCCTCCACCCCACGACATATTATATGGTACTCCCACCTGTAATTCTGGCTCCGTATTTAATCTTCTAGGGATAATCTCTTCAAAGTCAGGAACCTCCAAAACTGGTCGTCCATTAACAAATAATGTTAAAGTTCCTCTTCTAAAATTAATTTCGTCTAACCATTTTTTATTAAAATTTATTACTGTTTTTTCTTTTATGTGTGCTGTTATAGCTGCAGTACTAGGTGTAACGATTTCTCTTAAATCATTGACACCACCATAATTTTCTAAATCACAACCCTCATAACAATAGTCTCTTTGGAATCTTGCTGTGATTTCTAACCATGGTTCTTTAGCTATATGGGTACTTCCAGTTAATCCACAAATTGATTTAGAAGTGTATTTTTCACTAATTGTATATCCTGTAGTGTAGGTGTATCCTGTAATACACGTACCTGTCATTATACAACTTCCAGTGTAGTATATTGCTCTATAACCTAACTTATAATCTGGAGTTAATCGCAGGCCAAAAGCGTTACTCATTGAATCTATTATATTAGGATATGTCCATTTTTCATAGAGTGTTTTCTTATTATTACATCCGTCTACTACTATTACTTTTTTACTTTTTTGTATCGGTAGGGTCCCACCAGAACAGGAATACTCCATATTATCACATGTTGTTACACCCGATTCCCCAGAAAATACATTCCAAAACTTATTCTCTGCTCTAGTTCCCATATACCAGAAAAATCCAGCATTATTAGGGTATTTGGCGTTTAAAGTATTTTCATAACCAGGACATATTTCTGGATGCTGTCTTACTTTAAGTAAACAATCAACAGTCCATCCACACTCAGTTCTTGCTGGAAGAGCTTCATATTCATAATCATATAATTTAAAGAATCCTTGATAGAATCCGCCATCAAGTTCTTGGTATTGTCCTGCACATGACCCTGTCACACTCACTATATTATAATTGTATGGGTTTTTAGTGTATCCTGTTACCGCATGCATTTTGAATCTTTTATCATAATGAAGCGGATTGTGTTTATATTGTGATGGCAAAGTTTCCCATAATTTAAGTGATTCTATTCCACAAGGTGTCTTCCAATACCCTAGTTGTACCGAAGTAGAAGCTGTAAAAATAGCACCGAAAGGAGTTGAAGCTGAACTAGTTATCGAAGCGTTACTTAATGTAAATTTATACGCAGTCCCTCCAGTAAAGAAACAACAGGTAACATATTTCATATCCTCACAATTAAATCCACTAAGATTATTATTAGTAGTTTTTGCTGTATATGAAACAGTTGGTACTCCATTAACTAAAGTGTTTGGGTATTCACATCCTGTATCACAGTTTGGTGGGTTGGTAATATTAGGTGACCAGGTTACTGGCCAGAAATTAACCGTATTCTCGAGTGTTATTCCTGTAACAGTACCTACAAAGGTGGTGTTTGCGGTAAATGAAACTTTACAAAAATCACAGATTGTAGGGTCGTCTTTCATATACCTCACCAATCCGTTATCGGTTCCTGTTAGCCCTATACCACACACAGCTTCTACAAATTTTGTATAACCACTATAATCTCTAGTTTCACATTTTATACATCTACACAACGCATCATGTTCATTAGGTCTTGCCTTATCCCAATAAGATAAACTTAATAAAGTATTTGCAGAATAATATTTATTACACGCAAGATTAAAAGATTGTGTACATCCTGTTCTATTCAAATCAAACCATGCTCCTAATCTATTAGAGGAAAAGGCTGTACCTGTTTTTAGAGAACTTTCATTCCCCAGGACTCCTATAGGGGATTTTGAGTATATTACCTCCATATTATAGTCCTTTTCATCAGACGCTAAAAAGAAATCATAGTATGAGCTATAATTAATATGTGCATCTAATTTATTAAAAAAATAGTTATTTAAATTTTGTGGTCCCATTATACATAAATACTTCTTGAATTACTTAATATTTATAGTAAAACAACTATTATGGTTAATGAAGAAACAAAATGTGATTGTAACAAAATACACCCAGATATGTCTCATGATGATTGGGTAGACCAAAATCCTGAAATGGTAGAGGCTGGAGAAGATGAGGAATTAGAAGAACTTGTAGACTATGATGGGTCTATACTAAGTTCCAAGGTCCCTAATAATTTTACTAAAGCAACTAAAGTTAGTAGAAGTACTAGTGATGATGTAGAGAAAGCTTCACATATGAAATCACGTAATTTTTACTATAAAAGATTTTGGGCTGAAGGATATATGGGAGCTGGTCTTGGGGATAATGAGGAAACTGATACTTTAACTGGTGATGAAACTATAGAGATGTTTACCGATGAAGAAGAAGGTTATGGTCTTTCATTATCTAAAGCAATTGAAAAAGCAGAGGAAAAAGGTAAGATTGTTAAGGGTTCTCAGAAACAACTAGACTCACCTAAAATGAGAATTACTGAAAAAGAAAAAATAAAAAAAATTGTAGAGAAATTATTAAGTAATAAAGATTCGGATATTAGTGTTTCTGATAAAGAACAAGAACTACATGATGGTGGTGAAATAGACCCAATCATAAAAAGAAAGTTCAAGAGTCTTATCAAATCAATTAACTCTACATCTAATCTGAGCGTAGATGAAGTTATAAAAAATTTATTAAGTAATGCCGGATAAGTCTTTAAATGGGAAAACTTTCAAAGTCTCTGATAAAGTCATTGAAAAAATTAAACTGTCTTTAAATGCGTTTGATGGTCCTAGGACTACAGAAGGATATGAGAGAGCAAAAAATATTATTAATGACCCTATTATTAGTCTAGCTTTATTAAAAAAAATAAACCATTTTTTTAGAAATGCAGATAAAGATAGTTGGTCTTATAAATTAACAGGTGGGGACTTAGGAAAAAAATTCTTTTCTATTCTTGAGGATAAGGTTAGAGACGGAGAAAATTCTAGTAAGAAAGCTAGGTCCAGAAGTGGAATGGAAAATATTTATAAAGATGAACACACTAAAGATGGTTTAGGGAACCCAACGTATGTTAATGTTCCAGGACCACCTAAAGTAGGTGAATTAAAAGAAGAAATAAAAAGAATAAAAAAATTAATAAACTTAAATTAAATTAAATTATTATGGCAACTAACGAACCAAGTGCAGCTCAACGAATGAGCGAAATGGCAGAAGCTGAAAGAAAAAAAGCTTTTGCTCGTAATGAATATAACCCTGTAAAAGAGGATGATGGGTACGATGTTAATCACCCAAACGCCAATTCTGATGGGGACGATAAAGGTAGAGGCACAGCTTCTTATTTAGGAGTACATGGAGATGCTGGTACACAAACAGACCAAAAACTTAGAAAAGACTTAATTAAAGGTAACCTTTACAACTCTAAAAATGAGTACTACTCTAATACTCCTGGTGATGAGGCAGGTAGTAGTGGAACTATAGAGTTAACTCCTTAATTAAAAGAGAAAATGAAGCTTTACAACTCATTAAAAGGTCTTATATTAGAAGCGGCAAACCGGGTGGAGATTGAAGAGGCCATTAAGGGTAGGAATGTTGTGTCAATATATTATGCTGGAGATACTACGTTAAACCCTGGTTGGAGAACTATAGAACCAGTATGTGATGGAATGAGTAGAACAAAAGTAGGCACTGGTAATTTGGTGGTAAGAGCATGGCAACGAGAAGGAGCAACAGATAGACCTAGAACAATGCCGGGTTGGAGACTGTTTAGAGCTGACAGAATTACAACTTGGAATCCTACTCTGGATACTTTTGAGGAACCTAGGCCACATTTTAATCCTGTAGGGGATAAAACATTAAGAAATAATGCGTGTTTTGTAATTGCAGACTTCAAAACCGCACCAGAAACAATAGTATAGAAAATGGCAGATTTAACATCTTTAGAAACATCTTTATTAGCAGCAAAACAATTCATGAATCATGAAAAAATGCAAGTAAATGGTAAAGGAAATACAATGACTCAACCTACGAGACCACTACAAGAGGTTGCGAGTGCTCCGGTACAATTTCCACAAAATACACCAATGCCTAACACCCCTCCACCGAGTCCATCACTTTCTAACTTAAAGCCTCATTCTACTATAACCGAAGAATCTATTAGACAATCTAATCTTCCTCCAGCCATAAAAGAAGCGATGATAAAACACCCTATACCAGATATTCAAACAGGAGCTGATTTAAATCCCGACTTCATAGATAAAGTAGCCCAAAAAATGAATGATAGCGACTACACTATACAAGGCATGAGAAATACAGCAAACTCAACACTACAACAACCATTGACGGAATCTACACCTCAAATTAAAAAATCTCCTATACCATCACCTACTAGAACTCTAGAGTCGAGCGATTTAAAAAATGAAATCAAAACTCTTATATCTGAAAGTCTTGACGAATTAATAGAAAATAAAATTAATAAGGTATTGATGGAATCTAAAAATGTAAAAGAAAATATACATTTTAGAGTGGGTAACAAAATATTCACAGGAAAAATTTCAAAAGTTAAAACATTAAAAAGTTAAAGGTTGACATACCAATCATTTTTAGGTACAATTTACTTAAATAAAAACTTAATATGTCAAAAATTAATGTACTAGTAATCCCGAGTGATAGGACTGGGGTTTCAAAATTCCGTTCCGTAGACCCACATCTATATCTTCAAAAAATGTATCCTGATGACTTTTGGGTTGATATCGATTATGAACCAAAACTTGACGATGAAAACTTTCTTAAAAAATATCAAATAATCCATTATCATAGAAGTTTATCGCCAGATTATAATAAGTCTTTGGACTCTCTTCCCCTAATTCAAAAATTAGGTATTATAGATATAATGGATTTAGACGATTATTGGTTACCTAATAGAGAACATCCCGCCTATATGTTAATTAAACAAAATGGTATGGATAAAATGATATTAAAAAATTTACAAGCTGCGGGCCATGTAGTTACCACCACACCTATTTTTGCAGCAGAAATTAAACCTCATTGTGATAAAGTATTTGTTTTACCTAACGCGGTAGACCCCACTGAAAAACAGTTTACTCCTAATTATGAAAAGTCTGATAAAGTTCGTGTAGGGTGGCTAGGAGGTTCTTCTCACATGGCAGACTTAGAGCTACTTAATGGTATAATTGGTAAATTAGGTCCTACCGCATCTAAATCACAATTTGTTTTATGTGGTTTTGATACTAGAGGTAGTGTTACCATGATTAACCAAGAAACCAAAGAACAAACAAATAGAGCTATCACCCCTAAAGAATCTGTTTGGTTTAAGTATGAACAGATTTTTACGGATGGGTACAACACAGTGGACGAAAATTACAAAAAGTATTTAATGGAATTCAAAAGAGATGAATATACTGAGGACTTTAACGATTTAAATTATAGAAGAGTGTGGACAAGACCTATTACAACCTACGCTGAAAATTATAATCGTTTTGATATTAGTTTAGCTCCACTAAAACATCATACATTTAACAGAGTAAAATCACAGTTAAAGGTGATAGAAGCTGGGTTCCATAAAAAAGCATTAATTGCTCAAAATTACGGGCCTTATCAAATAGACTGTGTTAATGCTAGGGAACGTGGTGGAACTATTAATGATAAAGGAAATGCCTTGTTAGTAGATAAAGTTAAAAATCATAAGTTGTGGGGGAAATACACTAAATTATTAATTAATAACCCAGATTTAAGGAAACAGTTAGGTGAAAATTTATATAGGGATGTACAACCTTATCACATTAAAAATGTAACAGCTAAAAGAGCTGAGATTTACAAAGAATTAGTTAGACAAAAAAATAAATAATTATGTCTCAAGATAATAAATTACCAGAATGGTTCGATGGTGAACTTTATGAAAAAGGAGATGTGGTTACTAATCGATTCTCAGGTGAAGAATACACCTTAACCTCCGAAGAATTATCTATGTATGATTTTATAATGGGAGCACAAATAATTTTAGAAATGGGTATGAACAACCAATCCCAAACTATTTTAGATATGAGAAAAGGATTAGAATGGTTCAGAGAAAATAATAACGAGGCCTATATGGTCTTACTAGATTAAAAATTTAAAAAAATGACAGTAGAAATTAATATAATAGAAAATGGACCTATATTGGTCAAAGGAAAAACTACCGTAACAAAAGGTGGTGAAAAAGTAGTAGTTAGTGAAAATTATGCATTATGTAGATGTGGGCAATCCCACAATCAACCAATGTGTGATGGAACACATAAATCATGTAATTTTAAAGGATAAAAATATGTACTATCAAGCAATCGTAGCATTTGAAACAGGAGTTATCGACGGTAACGGTAATCCAAAGATTAAAAAATTTAAATATGTTGTAGAGTCTGAATCGGTTTTTGAAGCAAATAAAAGACTTGCACATTATCTATCTGAAGACACTAGAGATTCAGAAATCATATCGGTGGTTAAAGCCCCGTATGAAGATATTTTACACCCAGAACTAACACCAAATTATTATAAACAATGATTGACAATATAAACAAATTATTATTTTTAGATATAGAAACTGTTGGTGCTTATAAAGACCTAGATGAATTATATCGTGAAGACAAACAACTTAGCAAAGTATGGGATGATAGTGGTTATGAGTATTTTAAAAGACACTACCCTGAAGATTCGGAATTATCAAGTACTGATGTGTTTAGTAAACGTGCAGGTCTATTATCTGAGTTTGGAAAAATAGTTTGTATATCTGTTGGATTTGTTTTGGAAGATGGAGAAATTAAGTTGGATAGTTTTACTGGTGGTGAAGAAGAGATTCTAACAAAATGTTCTAGTCTTTTAAATAGAGTGGACAAATTAGGATTTCTTATTTGTGGTCATAATGTAAAAAACTTTGACCTGCCATATATTGGAAAAAGAATGTTAATAAATAATATTACAGTTCCTAATATTATACCTAACTATAAAATAAAACCTTGGGAATCTAGAGTTCTAGATACTAAAGAGGTTTGGAACTTTAATTCCTATAGGGGACTGTCCTCTCTAGAATTAGTGTGTGCATCTCTAGGGATACCAAACCCTAAAGATAATGAAGTAACGGGGGCAAATCTCCACTCTTTTTACTACACTGAAGGAGATATAGAAAAGATTAAAGACTATTGTGAGAAAGATGTTAAATCTTTAATAAATTTTGTACAAAAAATAAAATAATATGATAGAAGGATTAATGGGTAAAATAAAAAAACTACAAACATTGGCTAGTGTAAGTCCTGATAGCATGATGAAAGAAGTAATGGATATTCAAAACGATGCAAACCTTTTAAAGGATTTAGAAAAATTACAAATGGAGGACCTTGCCCCAGAACCGCAAAAAATACCAGTTAAATTTATAAATAAAAGCAATCATCCAGACCCAGCCTTTCAACATAAAGATGATAGTGGTTTTGACTTTAGAGCAAATATACCAAGAGACACATTAACATTAAAACCTATGGCGCGACTAGCGGTTCCTACCGGCCTATACTTTGAGTTACCCGAGCATTATGAATTACAAGTAAGACCAAGAAGTGGTTTAGCTTATAATCACGGTATAACAGTACTTAATACTCCAGGTACTGTAGATAGAGGATATAGAGGAGAGATTAAAATCATTTTAATTAATTTAGGTCAAGAAAATTTTGTCATCAATGATGGCGATAGAATAGCACAAGGAGTAATAAACGGCATATTATCACAATATTGGTCTGATTTCATTAAAGTTAATGAGATTTCTGAAACTGAACGTTCTGATAATGGTTTTGGTAGTACAGGTAAAAAATAATGAAAAACATATTAATAACTGGTGGACTAGGTTTTATTGGGGCGGCCTTAACAAAAAGATTACATAATAAGTACCCTGAGTATAAATTAATTATTGTTGATAATAATAAAGACCAACATAGATTAGATGAAATAAAAAAAAGTATAAAACTTTATTCATATGATATATGTGACCAAAGACTTATAGATAAATTATTTGACCTATATGCTTTTGATGGTGTTTTTCATTTGGCTTCAAGAAAACCTAAAGTAAATGAAGAATATAAAGAAACTCAATTTATAAAAACTAATATTGTAGGAACTTCAATTATACTAAATAATTGTGTTAAACATAAAAGTAGAATATTATATACATCTAATACTGAAGTATATGGTAGTTTAGATATGGATAAACGTACCCATTTATATGAAACCAATTGTTATCATCCATCAACTCCTTATGCTGCATCTAAAGCTGCTGCAGACCACCTTATAACATCTTATCATGAAAAATACGGTTTAGATACTTTAATAACTAATATATCTAATACCTATGGTCCAGACCAAGACAATGAAGATTTTGTTTATATTATTATAAATTGTTTATTAAATAATAAATCTGTTCCTGTTTATGGAACCGGTGAAAATGTAAGAGATTGGGTTTATGTTGATGATGTGATTGATATGTTAGATTTAGCTTATCATAAAGGAATATCTGGAGAAAATTATAATGCGGGAGGTGGAGAGCTTAACGAATTTACTAATATTGAATTAATAAATCAAATTAGTAGAGGTATAACTAATATTTTAAATGGTGAGCCTTCTCAGCATAGATTAATTAATCACCTTTCAGATATTGGTGGTCATGATTTAAGACATTCGGTTAATTACGATAAAAGTATTCTTAGGTTACGTTGGAAACCTAAAACCCATATCGAAATGGGTATAAATGAAACTATAAAATGGCATATGAATAAAGATGGGATTAACAATAGCATTTAGCACAAAAGAAATAGATAATAAATTTATATCTCATCTAAAAGAAAGTTGTGGTGTAAAGGATGTTCAAATTTTACCGTATGAGAATAAAGGAACTATGTCTCTCACTCAGGTTTATAATAAAGCCTTGGAAGACTCTACCTCTGATATTATTGTGTTTACCCATGACGATGTAATATTAGGTAAAAATAATTGGGGCAAAAAACTAATCAAACAATACACTAATTCTGATTTTGGTTTGTTAGGTGTAGCTGGTACCACTAATATGGCATCTACAGGAAGATGGTGGGAGGACACCTCTAAAATGATTGGTAGGGTAAGTCATTCCCATGAAGGTAATACATGGACAAACAACTATAGTAATACTTTTCCTGGTAAAATTTTAGAAGTGTGTTGTTTAGATGGTGTATTTTTTTCATGCCATAAAAAAAGAATAAAAAATAGTTTCGATGAGAATATTAATGGTTTTCACTTTTATGATGTAGATTTTAGTTTTGGCAACCACCTACATGATGTAAAATGTGGTGTTATTTTCGATGTTAAACTAACACATAAATCTATTGGTCAAACCAACGATGAATGGGAAAGTCATAGAATAGACTTTGTTGAGAAGTACTCTTTTATGCCTAATACTGACAAACCTTGTTTACCGTACAGTATCCAACCTACTATAATTTATAGGGATAAACTAATAAAGATAAAAAACCCACCAAAGGTTAGCATAATAATTCCTACTATTGATAATATAGATATGTTGTTTAGATGTGTGGATTCACTGTTAGAAAAAAGTAATTACAAGAATATTGAAATATTAATTGCGGATACTGGGAGTAGCGAGGAAAATCTAGAGGAGATGAAAAATAGATACCCTCAAGATTTTATTAAGATACTTGAGTACGATTATTATCATTTTGCAGAGATTAATAATGACGTAGTCAATAACCATGTTAGTCCTGACACTGAACTTCTACTATTCTCCAATAATGATATTGAGTTAATAAATGATGCTATAAGTGAAATGGTTAGTCTCTGGAGTAAAAATAAAAGACGTTGTGGGACTGTAGGTGCAAGACTACACTTTGAAGATAATACTCTACAACATGCTGGAATGTTTCTTTTTGGTAGAAGAGAGGGTGAAAATATAAATTTAGGTCTTACACATCATGGTCATCGGTCACCCTACACTTATCCTTTTGATAATGTGACAGGAACAATAGGCAATACTGCCGCTTTTGTTCTAATAAGTAAATCTCTGTTTAAGGATGTAGGAATGTTTAATGAAGAGTATATGGAATGTTTAGAAGATGTAGAATTAAACCTAGCTTGTGCAGCTAAAGGAAGATTGAATTGTTTTGCGGGTAACGCTGTAGGATATCATTATGAAAGTATAACAAGAAAGACGGATGGTAAATTAAACCCCCAAGACTGGCAAAAATTGGTGGCTTACATTAGAAGTAATCCCAAATTAACTAACTTAATAAAAATAATAAACTAATATGAAAATAGGAATATCTTATAATTTATTTGATGGTGAAGAACTACTAGAAAGTTCTATTAAAAGTATTCGAGATAATGTAGAATATATAAGTGTGGTATACCAAACCACATCTAACTTCGGTAATCAATGTGGTAAAGAACTAGTACCTCTTTTAACTACATTAAAAGAAAAAGGATTAATAGACGAATTGTATTTCTATAAACCTATCTTACGAGGTGGGGGACATTTTAACGAAATAACAAAAAGAAATATCGGATTATCTTTATCTGAACGTAATGGATGTACTCATCATATGGCAATGGATTCCGACGAATTTTACACTTCAACACAATTTTTCAATATGAAAAACATATTGAAAGAAGGTAACTATGATTCAAGTGCATGTCAAATGGTAACCTACTATAAGGAACCAATTTATAGATTAGAACCTAAAGAAGAATATTACGTGTCCTTACTTTTTAAAATTAACCCAGGGAGGGCTTATAAAATTAATTGCCCATTTCCTGTTTTAGTAGACCCGACTAGGAGAATGGAGGGTGGTACTTGTAAGATTTTTAAAAGAGAAGAAATTGAAATGCACCATATGAGTTATGTTAGAAAAAATATTAAAACTAAATTAACCAATTCCTCTGCCTCCCCAAACTTTAGAGATATTGATAGGATAGTTAATTATTATAATTCCTGGAAATACCCAAAACAAGGTTTAATGGGTGGTTCTCCAGATAAATTTTACGATATAGTAAAAGAAGAAAAACTATTTGACTCATGGGAATAATAAATGATTTTTTTGATAAAATTTATTGTGTTAATCTAGATGAACGGGTTGACCGATGGGAACAAGCCCAAAAAGAATTTACCAAACTAGGAATAAATGATGTTACTAGGTTTTCTGCTGTTAAACATGAAAATGGTGCTATAGGATGTAGAGAGAGTCATCTAGGGATTATTAGAGAGGCAAAAGAGTTAGGATTAGACAATGTATTAATCTTTGAAGACGATTTATTAGTTTTAGATGAACATGTAGATAAAATACATTTAGCCTTAAAAGATTTAGAGACTGTAGACTGGGATTTATTTTATTTTGGTGCAACAGTAGACCCTAATGTTGGGCAACTTCAAAGAGTTACGGAGTACTTAGTAAGAACCAACTGGGCATATACAACACATGCTTACGCAGTTCCATCCAGACTATTTGATTATATTTTAAGTGAAGGACCTAACCATGGAATAATTGATGTATTTTTATGTACAACAATTGTACCTAGAGGAAAAACTTTTATTATGAATCCACTTTTATGTATACAACAAGAGAGTTATAGTGACATAGAAAAGCATGACGCGGATTACTGGTGGATGATTAAGTTTTTCAATAACGTATTAAATAAAGAAAAAAAATAATGGCATATAATCACGAAAAAGGAACATGTTGGTACAATGAAAAGACTTGTTGTTATATTGGAATACCTAAAACCGCTTCCACAACTATGAGAAGAGTTTTTAGTTTAGAGTCGGTGGACAACTATTATCAACCAGAAAACGTTAACATAAAAAAGTTGGATTTAATTACTATTTTTAGAAATCCTTTAGATAGGCTCGTATCAGCTTATAATGAAGTAGTTACGAGAGGTGGTCATCCTGTTGAAGGTGAAGGAATAAGAAAAGCTTCTTTTTGGAAGATGCCTGAGAGTAAAGAAAGATTTATTACATTTTTAGATGATATAGAAAAAGAATTTTTTGATTCTCATGTTGAAGAGCAGCTATTCTATATGACTAATGAAAATGATGAACTGTTACCTTTTACTCACATATTGGATTTTAATAATTTAGATGACCAGTTCATCAATGTCCTAGGTTTACGGACCACTGAAAACCCAGACTATTTTTTAAAGCATGACGGGATGGTACAAATAAGAGTTCATCAACGAAGTAAAGACTCGGATAGAGAAAGAACTAATAATTATTTAGATGATACACTTATAGAGAGAATTAAAAAAATATACTATAGAGATTTTGAGTTCTTTAATCTTCTAACTAAGCCAAAACCAACACCTAAACTCTTTAATAGTAATTTAAAATGGTAACGTCTAATTTAATCGGTGGCCTAGGAAACTATCTATTTCAAATTGCAACTGCATATTCGTTAGCGGTGGATAATAATGATAGTATTGTTTATGACCCAGAAAAAACTGTTGTAGTGCATAACCATATTAGTACATATATGAATAATATACTTTATAATGTGCCTTTTGGTTCTGTTTTGGTGGAAAATGAATATCAGGAACCACACTTTAACTATTCTCCGATTGAGTACAAGCCTAATCTCAACCTAAGTGGATACTACCAAAGTGAGAAATATTTTTTACATAATAGAGATAAGATATTAGAATTATTTTCATTTGGTGAGTCAGTTAATAAATTGGTTAAGGACAAATATAATAACATTTTAAATATTAAAACTTGTGCTATCCATGTAAGAAGAGGCAATTATTTAATGTTACCTAATCATCATCCGGTATGTTCATTTGATTATTATCAACGTGCAATTACAGTAATGCCAAAAGATTGTGAATTTATAGTCTTTTCTGATGACTTAGAATGGTGTAAGAATAATTTTAGTAATATAGATAGAAAATTTCACTATATAGAAGATAATGTAGATTATGTAGATTTACTATTAATGTCTAAATGTGATAATAATATTATTGCAAATTCTAGTTTTTCGTGGTGGGGGGCTTGGTTAAACCAAAACCCAAACAAATTAATAATAAGTCCAAATAAATGGTTTGGTACTTCTATTAACCATAACACTGATAACTTAATACCAACAACATGGGTAAAACTATAAGAGCAAAAACATATGGATGTTTAGAACCAGAGTTATACTTTCATAAAAGTGTTAGTATCTCATCTGATACCACAGAACGCGACCCTACTGCAGAATTTAAAGTATTATTGCAATTAGAGCCCCCAAGTATTATAGATTTAACAATACCAATAATTCAAAACCAATATCATTTTGATTTAATTTTAGCATGGAAGCAAGAAGTGTTAGATGGTTGTGAAAATAGTGCATTTCTACCTTTTGGTTCGTGTTGGATTGATGATAAAGACCATGGGGTTCATAAAAAAACTAAATTAGTTTCTATCATTGCGTCCCAAAAAAATATAACTATTGGGCATCAATTACGTCACGCTATTATAGCAAGAGATAAAACATTAGACTTATATGGTAGGGGCTATAATGCTATTGATAATAAAATAACCGCTTTAAAAGATTATATGTTTTCTGTCATAATAGAGAATTCTACAACTAAAAATTACTTTAGTGAGAAAACAATAGATTGTTTAATTACCGGCACAGTTCCTGTTTTTTGGGGTTGTGAAAATATTTCGGATTTCTTTGATACAAGAGGTTTTATATTTTTTGATAGTGTAAAAGAGTATAAACAAATTAGAGACTCACTAACTAAAGAAAAATATCTTGAGATGTTACCTTATATTGAGAAGAACTATACTCTATCATTAAATTATATTAAATTTGCTAAACGAGTAGAAACAGAAATTGATAAAAGAATATGAAAGAAAAGGTATTAGTAATAATGGGACAACATAGAAGCGGTACCTCTGTTTTATCTGGATGCTTAAAAATATTAGGTAGTTATCTAGGTGTAGATTATCAATCAGAAAAAGACCAGTATAACGAAAAAGGATATTTTGAAGGAAAATGGACAGACCACGTTAACAATACCATCTTAAATAAGATAGGCATGGAATGGAATAATGCAATAGAGTTACCTAATAACTGGTACAATCACTCTAAGTTGGAGGAATTATATGGTGTGGTAAGAAACCATATACTTAAAGATTTAGAAAACAAACCAGAAGGAAGTTTCTATACGATAAAAGACCCTCGTATTTCATTAATTTTACCTTTTTATATTAGAGTGTTCACACAGTTAAATCTTGACCCTAAATTTATATTTTCCGACAGAGAAAACGCTGAAATGACAGAATCGTTAGTTAAGAGAGACAATTTAAATCCTGATTCTCTTGATACTTTATTTAATTATCACAGACATTATTGTAAGAAGTATATTGGTGATGAAGACATAATCTGGACTAATACCTTCAAAAATATATTATATAAACCCATTAATTTTTTAAAATATATTATAAATAAATTTGACTTGCCTGATAATATAAATAAAACAACCAAAAAAGAGATATTAGAATTTATAGATAAAAAATTAAAACATAATCATAGTAAAAGTAATGTTAAGGTTATATGCACTTACTTCGGTCATAGAAGAACTAATATTGTTTACGGACATAGTGAAACTCATAGCGGAGAAATACCAAAACATTCAGGTGTAGAACACACTATTAACTTTATTAAAGATTTAATAGAAAATGAAAGAGCTGTTGATTCCGGTGTCTTTATGGATACTATATTTGTTAACCATAATGTAAGTGAAATAACGAAAGATAAAGAAGCTAAAAAATTTTTAAAAGAAATAGATGGAACGCCGACTAGAAATGGCGTTATTAAAGTTCTAAATAGGCCATGGAATAATGGTATTGGTGGTGGTTTTGGCTCATTTAATTATGTTTATCAAAAACATAAAAAAGATTATGAATATTGGTTTTTTACCGAAGATAATGTAATTCAAACAAAAGATAACTATTTTAAACAATCCATAACTCAACTAGATAATAATGATAGAGTAGGTTACATATGTGGATATAGACACACTAGCTTAAAACAAAACACCCACACAAAAGCACATTGTCACGGTGGTTGTGGTGCTACCCATATTACCCATTTAAATAAAGTAAATGGACATCATGGCTCCTTATCTTATTACCCAGAACCATATAGTGAGAAAATGTTAGAAAATATTAATGATATGGAGGCATTTGGTAGTCATGCTTGGGCATGGTACAGTGGTTTTGAGGACCAAGGTGAGGTAGGTTTCACCTATTCATTTATTGAATCTGGTTTACTCCTACAAGATATACAGATGGAGGATAAATTTTGTTGTTACTATGGAGACTGTTACTAATGATTTCAATTTGTATACCAACATATAATCGTAAAGGAGATGAACATGATGAGACCTACAATAATCTCACTATGTTAGTTGATTTATTTAAAAGTATTGAGAGTCAAACGTATACTAATTATGAAGTTATAGTTTCAGACCACTCTATAGATGGTAGTATTAAAGAGGTTTGTGATGTTTGGATTGATAAAATTAATATAAAATATTTCTTAAATAGTAAAAACCATGGTAGTTGTGAAGCCAATCTTAATTATGCAATAACTAAGTCCATTGGAGACTACATAAAACCTATGTTACAGGATGATTATTTTAGTTCACCAGAGTCTCTAATGATTTTAGTTAACACATTAAAAAATAATAAGAATAAATGGATAGCTTGTGGTTGTTTACACATTAACGAAAATGACCCTACACCATTTAATCCCCACCCACCTAGATTAAATGACCCACGACAGTTATTAAATGGTATAAATCTTATTGGGAGTCCAGTGGTTGTGATGTATAAAAAAGAAATGGATTTATTGTTTGACCATAACTTAATTTGGTTAATGGATGTTGAGTTTTATTATAGGGCTCTCAAAAACTATGGACCACCTATTCTTATAGATGATATGTTATTAGTAACACGATTAAGAAAAGATGGAATAACCAATACAATGATAACCCAAGATATTATTGATGAAGAGACTAACTACTGTAACCGTAAAAATCTTGATGGGGTAAAGATTAACTTAGACGAATACCCATCGATGAACAATAGAATTAAAAAATTTAAGAGTAAAAACTTTATTTCGTCTAAAAAATAGAGTATGATTATAATGAAAAAAAGTAAGAATTCGTGAAAAGAGAACAAATTAATTTATTTAAAGTAAGGATGTCAAAAGAGGCTGCAATCGACGCTTCTAAAATTTTAAATTCTGGGTACATTGGACAAGGTCCTGTAGTCGACGAATTTGAAGAAAAATTAAAAGAAAGGTTTAAAACTGATTATGTTGTAACAACGAACGCTGCAACTTCTGCAGAACACTTAGCTATTCATATGTTGAAAACCCCTAACACTATAAGAAAAGATGTGCAGGAATATGGTTATGGTGTTCAATCATATTGGCCTGGTATTGAAGAAGGTGATGAAGTACTTGCAACCCCACTAACTTGTACCGCTACTAATTTTCCAATCTTAGCTAATGGTATGAAAATTAAATGGGTGGATGTAGATGAAAAAACCTTAAATATGGATTTAGATGATTTAGCAAGAAAAATCACACCAAAAACAAAAATTATTTTTGTTGTTCACTGGGGTGGATATCCTGTAGATTTAGATAGATTAAAAGAAATACAAGAACAGGCAAGAAAGGATTTTGGATTTAAACCAGCCATAATTGAGGATTGTGCTCATGCTTTTGGTAGTAAGTTCAAAAACCAGCCTCTAGGAAGTCATGGTAATATTTGTACGTTTAGTTTTCAAGCTATTAAACATATGACCTCAGTTGATGGTGGATGCTTGGTGATTCCTCACCAAAAACTTTATAATAGAGCTAAATTATTAAGATGGTATGGTATAGATAGAGAAACTAACAGTAAAGATTTTAGATGTGAAGCAGATATTCCAGAGTGGGGATTTAAATTTCATATGAATGATGTTAACGCCTCGGTTGGTTTAGCAAATTTAAAGGAGGTAGACAAAGAAGTGTTAGCTAAACATAAAGATAATGCAAAGTTTTATGATGAAAATCTTAAAAATGTTCCAGGCATAACGTTATTAGAAAGAGATAAAAGAATGGACTCAACATTCTGGGTATATTCTTTTTTAGTAGATAGAAAGAGTGACTTTATGGATTATATGAAAGAATGTAAAATAATGGTAAGTCAAGTACATGAAAGAAATGATATTCATTCGTGTGTTAGGGAATTTAAAACCCAATTACCTACATTAGATAAAATTCAGCCAAGACTTATTTCTATTCCTGTTGGTTGGTGGGTAACTACAGAAGAGAGAAAATATATTGTTGATTGTATAAAAAAAGGTTGGTAATGGCAGTAGATTTAGAATCGTCAATAAAAGAACAAGGCCAATGGGTTACTAAAATAATTCATTTTGTACATGGAGAAAAAAGAACAATAGAGGGGGTTCATACCCACACTGTTAGGCAGGGACAATTCACTAAATTTAAATTAAAAGATAATAGTTATCTTATGGTGAATGATAAAAACGTACTTATGATAGAAGTATTTAGTGAAAAAATATAAAAATGTACTCAACAGAAATGTATTCAGAACCAAAACACATTGTATCTTCATATAATGTAAATGATATAGGTAAAAGCTTATATGATTTAGTAATCCAACACAAACCATTAAAAATAATAGATTTTGGAGTCCTTTATGGGTACTCCACGGTATGTCTTGCACAAGCTGTACACGATAATGGTTTTGGTGAAATAATTGCGTATGACCTTTTTGAAGATTATGAATATAAGAATGGGGTTAAAGATGTGGTAAAACACAACCTAGATTTTTATAAATGTAAACATCTAGTAAAACTAGAACAAAATGATTTCTATAAATGGTTAGATAATCCAACACCGTTTGATTTATTACATGTTGATATTTCTAATACTGGAGACATTCTAATTGATATAAAAAATAAATTAGGTAAATTCATAGACAATGGTTCTATCGTAGTTTTTGAGGGTGGTGGTGAAATACGGGACAATATTGCTTGGATGGAAAAATATAACTCTACAAAAATGTTTCCTCTTAAAGAAACACTAAACTATAAAATTATCCGAGAAGAGTATCCTACTCTTTCGGTTTTTAAAAATAATAAAATACTATAATATGGCACCAATATCCCAACTAGGCCAAGAGGTCTTTGTCCTTAATCAAACTAATCATAAAAAATATGGAACTTTTGTAGATGTGGGTGGCGGACATCCCAAACTAATAAATAATACTTTTACATTAGAAAAAGATTATTTATGGTGGGGAATATCTCTAGACATTGGTCCACCATATACTCATGAATGTGACAAAATGACAATGCAAGAATATATTGATTTTTGGAACTCTGAACGAACTACTCCTATAGTGATTGGTGACGCATTAAAAATAGATTTTGTAAAACTTTTTGAGGATAATTCTTTGCCTACCACTATTGATTATTTATCTTTAGATTTAGACCCTCCGGTAGTAACTTATGAGTGTCTTAAACTTATTCCTTTTGATAAATATAAATTTAATATTATAACATTTGAAACAGATTATTATAGAGAAAAAACTACTAGAGAGCCTTCTAGAAAATTATTGGCAAGTCATGGTTATACACTTGCGACAACCCAAGGTGGTCAATTAGAGCAAGAGGATTGGTATATTAGAAAAGATTAATTATGATAAAACTAGTAAATGACACTATAAACGAAAAAGATATAGATAAACTAATTGAATGGTTAAGCACTTATCCTAGACTAACCAAAGGCCCTTTAACTCTAGAATTTGAGAAGAAGTGGTCGAAATGGCTCGGAGTTGACTTTACTATATTCTGTAACTCCGGCTCATCCGCTAATCTTTTAATGTTGTGGGCACTTATAGAATGTGAAAGAATTAATAGAGATGCAAAAATAGTAGTTCCTTCAGCTTCTTGGTCAACAGACCTATCCCCAGTAATACAGTTGGGCATGACACCAATTTTATGTGATGCAAATCTGGAAGACTTGTCAGTAGATTTAGACCATTTAGAAAGAATATTTAAAGAAACTAATCCAGATGTTTTACTATTAGTCTCTGTTCTAGGGATTGTTCCAAAAATGGATAGAATAATAGAATTATGTGAAGAACACGATGTAATTCTTTTGGAGGACACTTGTGAAAGTATGGGGTCAAAATACAAAAATAAAAAATTAGGCACATTCGGTATTATGTCTAGTTTCTCTACCTATTTTGGACACCATATGTCAACTATAGAAGGTGGTTTAATATCTACTAATGATGAAGAATTATATGAAGTCTTAAAATGCATTAGAAGTCATGGTTGGGATAGAGATTCTAGTAAAGAATATAGTGCACATTTAAGAAGTTCTTGGGATACCTCAGATTTTGATGCATTATACACTTTCTATCATGCAGGATTTAATCTAAGGTCTACTGACTTACAATCCTTTATAGGTTTGGGGCAGATTGATAAACTGGATAAAATCTGTTTAAAGCGAAATAAAAATTTTAAAATTTATAATGAGTTACTATCAGACTTTTTACCTTATATTAAAGATAATGGGTTTATATCTAATTTTGCTTATCCGGTAATAACTAAAGACAGAGATAAAATTATTAAAAAGCTACAAGATGTTAATATAGAAGTTAGACCTATGATTTGTGGTTCCATGGGTACACAACCCTTCTATGTAAAAAGATTTGGAAAAAAAGAATTACCTAATGTTTCAATGATTGATAGGTATGGTTTCTACATACCTAACCATCCAGAACTCACTAGGAAACAAATAAATAAAATAGTTAACATAATAAAAGAATAATAAATGTATATGTTGGGAGACGGTAACAAGAAGAAAGTTGCTTTAATAACAGGAATAAACGGACAAGATGGTTCGTATCTTGCAGAATTATTATTAGATAAAGATTACGAAGTATGGGGCATTCTTAAAAGGAATTCTGTTTCAGAAAATCAAACATCTAGAATTTCCGATGAAATATTTAATAGAATAAATTTAGAGTATGGAGATATGTTGGATATGCCTTCTTTACTTAAGGTATTACAGAAATGTAATCCAGATGAAATTTATAATCTTGCAGCCCAATCCCATGTAAGAATAAGTTTTGACCAACCAGTATATACCACACATTCAATAGCAACTGGAACCCTAAATCTTCTTGAATCTATAAAAATTATTTGTCCTAAAACTAAAATGTACCAGGCAAGTAGTTCAGAAATGTTTGGTAATAATATCGATGACGATGGGTATCAAAGAGAAACTACTCCTATGAACCCAGTATCTCCTTATGGTTGTGCAAAAGTTTACGCTTATAACTTATGTAGAAATTATAGAAACTCATATGGAATGTTTGTCTCTAATGGAATTTTATTTAATCATGAGTCCCCTAGAAGGGGTAGTAATTTTGTAACTGGTAAAGTAGCAAAAGAAGTCGCAAAAATAAAACTAGGGATAACTAATAAATTAAGTTTAGGAAATCTAGAAGCTAGTAGAGATTGGGGCCATGCGAAAGATTATGTAAAAGCAATGTGGTTAATACTGCAACAAAATAATCCCGATGATTATGTATGTGCAACTGGAATATCTCATACTGTAAAAGATTTAGTTTTACATGTTTTTAATAGGGTTGGATTAGATTGGGAAACTTATGTAACTACAAATGAAAAATATTATAGACCTGAAGAATTAAAACATTTAAAAGGAGATTGTACAAAAATAAAGAATAACTTGAACTGGGCCCCCACGTATACTTTTGAGTCTATGATGGATGAAATGGTGGACTACTGGTTAGATAAATTATCAAAATAAAATGAAAAGATTAATTACTGGAGGAAGTGGACTTGTTGGTTCTACTATAGATGCAGAGATAAAATTAGGGTCTCGTGATGGTGATTTAAGAAAATGGTCACAAGTACAAAATATTTTTGAAACCCACAAACCAACTCACGTAATTCATTGCGCTGCTCGTGTTGGGGGAGTTGGTGGCAATATAAAAGCTAAAGGGGAATTCTTTTATGATAATATAATGATAAACACGAATGTTTTAGAAGCGTGTAGATTATATAATGTAAAAAAAGTTGTTTCTTTTTTATCTACCTGTATATTTCCAGATTCTATTGATTATCCATTAACGGAGAAAAAGATTCATCTGGGTGCTCCTCATTGGTCTAATTATGGTTATGCTTATTCTAAAAGAATGTTAGACGTACAAACTGAAGTATATAGAGACCAATATAATGTAAATTTTGTAAGTGTTATACCCACCAACATTTATGGTCCAAATGATAATTTTAATCTCGATAATGGACATGTTATTCCGTCACTTATTCACAAATGTTATTTAGCTAAAATAAATAACAGTGACTTTGAGGTGTGGGGTAGTGGTAATCCTTTAAGAGAATTTATATACTCTAAAGATATTGGTAAACTAACTAATTGGGCATTAGAAAATTATGACGAGTCTGAACCTATAATCTTCTCAACGTCTCAGGAAATATCTATTAAAAATTTGGTTGGGTTGATAGTAGATAATATGAAGTTTACTGGTAAAGTGGTATTTGATACGACCAAACCAGAAGGTCAATTTAGGAAACCTGCGGATAACTCCAAACTAAAAAGTTATTTGCCTGATTTTGAATTTACTTCAGTAGAAACTGGAATTAAAGAAACTGTTGAGTGGTTTATAACAAATTATGAAAATTGTAGAAAATAAATAAATTGGGAAAACGGAATAAAAAATTAAGTAAAGAAGAAAAACAGGAGGTAGAAGCATGGATTTACCAAAATAATACAGAAGAAAGTAGAATGACTGACACTATGACAATAAATGTTAAGTGTAAAACAGTCAATCAAAAATCATTAGTAAATTCTATAAAAGAAAATGAAGTAACTATATGTTCTGGACCAGCAGGTACTGGTAAAACATATTTAGCATGTGCAGAAGCATTAAAACTTATTAAACGTTATGCTAAATATAGAAAAATAATTATAGTGAAGTCTGTAACCACACTTAAAAATGAAGAGATAGGATTTCTAAAAGGTGGGTTACGTGAGAAAATGGAACCGTTTATGTTTTCTTTTGTTCATAATTTTGAAAAATTAATAGGACAAACTATAACCTCAAGACTACGAGAATTAAAAACTATAGAAGAAATGCCTATAGCATATATGAGAGGCATTAATTTAGATAGGTCTGTTATTATTATAGATGAAGCACAAAATATATCTCAAGACAATATAAGAACTATAATGACTAGGCTTGGAAAAGACTCTAAAATGATATTTTTAGGGGATGAGAGACAACAAGATTCTAAAGGAGGCAATGGCTTAACTTTTCTTATGGACCACTTTACTGATATAGAAGAAATAGGTTGTGTACAATTTAATAAATCAGATGTTGTAAGAAATCCATTGATTGCTAAAATAGAAAGAGTTTTTGATTCTTTACAAAATAGAAAAAAACTTTAACTTTAACTATGCGAATTGGAATAACAATAAACGGTGTTTTACGTGATACTTTACAAAAAGTAATATCAACCTACAATCGATATAATGAAACAGAATTAAAAGTAGAAGAATTAGAAAGCCTAAATCTTTTAGAATACCTTAACTTTGAAACTGAGGAAGAGTTATTAGAGTGGATGTATGTCGAATGTCCTATGGAGATATTTGGTAACGGTGTTGCTTTAAGTGATAATATATTTAATACTCTTAATACTTTTTATAAAGATTTTAGAGACGAACATGAACTTGTTATATTGTCTGAAGAAATAGAAAAATCTAAATCCGCTACTCTATTTTTCTTGGCAAAATATGGTTGTCTTATAGATAATATTAAATTTTTTGGTTTAAATTCATTCTATAATAAGGCATGGGAAGATATTGATGTGTTATTAACCACTGATTCCCAATTACTGTTACAAAAACCAGATAATAAAAAAAGTATAAAAATAGAAAATAGATTTAATAAAGAAATTAATTCAGACTTTACAATAAGTGAATTAGAACAAATATTTGATTTAAGCATATTTAAAAATGAAAAGGAAGAAATTACAGAGTGAACTAAGTAATCTACAATTAGATATCGTAGGTGTCCCAATGTATGTGGATGTCGATGAATTCATAAATTTAGTTACCACACATAGTACTAAAAAAGACGATGACGACTCTTTACAGATAAATGCACCTAAATATGAAATCTTAAGATTGCTGTTGGATGTTGTTTTGAGTGATAACGAAATAGTAGATGATACTCTAGGTATTAGAGCTTTACGAAACTCAACAATTCCTTTTAAATTAACTCTTAATACACTAATAAACTATAATATAATAAAAGAAATTAAAAATTAATGGAAAATTCAAACGAAAAAAATCCAAAAGAACAATTAGAAAAAGCTTTGAACTCTTTAAATGCTAAGGAGAACAAATTTTATTTTTTGGTGCAGGACACCAAAGGAGTGCAGCGAGCGTCTGTAGCTACAACCTATGAATTTGTTAAAATTTTAACAGAAGATGGGTATAACGCTTTTATTTTACATGAGAAGAATGACTATCATAGTGTTGGTGAGTGGTTGGGTGAAGAATATCCTTCCTTGCCTCACGCATCTATAGAATCGCAGGAACTATCGGTAGGGCCTGCAGATTTCTTAATCATACCAGAAGTATTTGGGCATGTATTAGACCAAACAAAAGAAATGCCTTGTACTAGAATAGTATTTTGTCAGTCATATGATTACGTATTTGAAATGTTGCCTCCAGGATTTACATGGGGCATGATGAATGTAAGTAATGTAATAACTACTGGGGAGGCACCTACAAAATTCTTAAACGGAATATTTCCTAACCTAGATATACAACAAATAAATCTAGGAATTCCAGAATATTTTATTCCTAGTGAGAAACCAAAAATGCCAGTAGTAACTATCCATACTAGAGAACCTAGAGAAACTATGAAAATAGTTAAATCTTTTTATGTTAAATTTCCTCAATTTAAATGGATTACATTTAGAGATATGAGAGGTTTGTCAAGAAGTGAATTTGCAAAAGCTTTAAGTGAGTCATGTGTTAGTGTGTGGGTAGATGATATTAGTGGCTTTGGGACATTTCCATTAGAATCTATGAAATGTGGTTCTCCAGTTATAGGTAAGGTTCCGCATTTAAAACCTGATTGGTTAACTGAAGACAATGGATTCTGGACATTTGACCCCAACCAAATAATTGATGTTTTATCTTCTTACCTTAAAAATTGGCTAGAGGATGCTATACCCGCTGAATTATACCAAAAAATGGCTGAAACAATTAAACCGTACAATATGGAAGACCAAAAAAGAAAAGTTTTAGAAACCTTTGGAACTTATCAAGAAGAAAAAACAAAACAGTTAGAAGTACAACTGAATAAACTACAACCAGTAGAAGAAACAAAATAAATATAAAAATGAAAGATATTACAGTTATAATTCCAATTAACGATATTGCTCAAACAAACTTTTCACAGTTGTTTGATACCGCAATAAAAAGTTTAAATACCCAAGCAACACAAGCAGAAAAAATAATAGTTGTACATTGTGAGTGTCCTGGTGTTGGACAATGGTTAGATAATTATGATTTTGGTGAATTAGATGTCACTATTATTAAAAATACAGGAGACACAGATTTTTGTAGTCAGATAAATTTTGCCGCTGAAAAGGTAGAGACTAAATGGTTCTCTATTTTAGAATTTGATGATGAATATTCTAATATTTGGTTTAAAAATGTCAAAGAATATATGGATTCTTATACTGAGATTGGTATATTCCTTCCTTTAGTTTTAGATGTAGATGTTGAAGGAAACTTCATTAATTTTACTAATGAAGCTTGTTGGGCTATGAATTTCACAGAAAAGTTAGGGTATCTAGATAATGGAGCTTTATTAAATTACCAAAATTTCCAAACTAGTGGAGCGGTATTTAAAACTGAAGATTTTACAAGTATCGGAGGGTTTAAACCTGGCATAAAATTAACTTTTGTTTATGAATTTTTACTAAGAGCTACATATAATGATGTAAAAGTAATGACAGTACCTAAGGTAGGATATAAACATACAAACATGAGAGCTGGGTCTTTATTTTGGGAATATAAAAATAATGACAGGACTCAAATAGGTTCTGATGAAGCTAAATTCTGGATTGATACGGCTAAGAAAGAATATTTCTTTAAAGACGATAGAAATATAATATACGAAGAAAGTGTAAATTAGGATATTGTGCCTAGAAAACCCACAAAAAAAATGTATTTCGGGGAACCTCAAGAGGCAGCGGTTAGAATGTTTTTGACCGCTACTACTTTTACTGAACGTAATGAGGTATATAGAAATTATTTATACCATCCTTTAAATAAGATGATTGAAAGTATAATTAGAAGATATAAACTCTATAGAAAGGGTCTGGTATTTGAAGATATTCATGCTGACACACTATCTTTTCTTATTACTAAAGCTGATAAATTTAAACCGGCAAAAGGAAAAAAAGCGTATTCTTATTTTGGGACTATCTGTAAAAATTATTTAATGGGTCAAATCATAAAAGACCAGAAAGAACAAAATAGGTCAATAGCTTATGAGGACATATCAACAAGTATGGAGAATGATGAAAGGTATGCTTATGTGGACCACGTAGAAACCGTAGCAACAACTGAAATAATCAAAAAATTAATAGATGAGATTGAATCTTTTATGTTAATTACACCACTAAATGAAAATGAAACTAAAATAGGATTTGCTTTAATAGATATTTTTAGTAATTACGAACAGGTTTTTGTACACGGCAAAAGTAATAAATTCAATAAAAACCTTGTATTACTTTCACTTAGAGAAATGACAAACCTAACAACTAAAGAGATTAGAGCGGCCTTAAAAAAGTATAGAAACATATATTCAGAACTTTCCAGTAAAATGCGTAATTAAATACCCCTCAAGGTATTTATGGTAATAAACCAAATAAAATTTTTTATCATGCCTAGACCAAAGAAAAAACAAATAACATTTAAAAAAGAAAGTGTTCTTGCTTTAATGCAAGAAATTTATAATGAATGTGTAGAACAAAGAAATACAGCAATTAGAATACAAAATAAAATGTTAAGTTTTATGCAAGGACCTGAAGACTTACACTTATTGGGCCCTGTAATAAAAGAACAACAAAAAATAATTGATTCTGCTATAGAGAAAAAAATACAACTATCTAAATTACAAAGTACATTATTAAGTAAAAGTTTTGCCACCAACAAAGATTCAGCGTCATTAAGTATTGATGATAAAGAAGCTCTAAACGCATTACTCCAAGAGAAGGATGACGGAGATTCTACAACCAACCAATACGAAATATAATGGCTGAAGATTCACAAGAAGGTAAAAAGAAAATTTTTCGAAGAATAGAAACCTTAGGGAACGTAGGAAAAGCTATTGATGCAAGTAAAGAAAAGGTGGAACTACAAAATCTAATGGGGTCCTATGACTCTATTAATAAGAAGGATAGTAATATGTTAGAATACTTTCTAGATTTAATTCAGCTAACCGGAGGTAAGGATGCGGTTAAAAGAGCCAAAAAGAAAGTTATAAATAAAGTTACTACAGAATTTCGAGATGGCGTAAAAGATATCTTATTTGAAGAATTTTTAAGATTTACTAATTGTGATTTAGGTTTTGTGATTCCGTCTAATGATGCGTTCGCTGGCCCTGACACCAACCAAATTAGAGTAGATGTAAAAACTATAGACCCTTTTGGTATGCTTAAAGTGGACCCTAATACTAAAGTTGGTAGTTTTATGTATGAGGGGGAACCTTTAGCTCCTGGTTTTCCTTACTCCGCTAATAGAGAATTA